GGATAGTTGTTGTGCGGATACTTGTTGATCAGTACCTGCGGCAGGGCCCCGCCTGGAGTGGCATCAGGTATTCCCCAGCCGTCTGGGGCCCCGGTCCGGCTCCTGGGTGTGCAGACAATACCCTGTGGCACCCACAGAAGCCGTGACAGCAATACACGCCTGCGCTCGGTCGGATTGTCTTTCTTCAGCGGGTTTTCTTCGCTGTCACTGGTGTAACAGTCGATCACATTGATTGCGCCGATCTTGGCGGCACGCACAACGCTGCCATCATCAAGCTGCGCCCAAAGCGCATACACGGGCACACCGGCTGCATCTGCAACCTGGTGGACCCGCATCAGCAGGTTAGTGGCTACACCGATAAGGGATTGTGCCCCATCACCGTATAGCCGAACCCTTGGCTTGACCGGCAGGCGCATCGTTAGCTGCTCTGCAGTCTCAGGCGGTAACCGAGCTGGTACACGTTACCGTTGTACTCAGTACGCTCATGGTTGAAGCGCGATGCCGAGATCAGGACGCCACTCGTTGAGCCTTTGCCAAAGTCAGACAGCAAAGCCGCACCACGGATAACGACTTCGCTGCCGGTCACGATATTGAACTCGGCTTTGTTGTCGTAGTTGTCGATGGCGCCACTGGACGGGTTGCCAGGCTGCCACTGAGGCCGCTGGGTTTCGGCATACCCTTCACTTGCGCTCACGATCTCGCCAGCCGTTGCAGCGAACTGTGCCGCCGTCAAGGTTGAGGTCGGGGTGTAGTTGTTGCTGTAGAGCGCGAGGTAGAACTGCCCTTTCTTCAACTGATCGGACAGGGCTACATCAAGTATATGATTCAGACCTTCGATGGTGATCAGGTTGGTTTCAACGCCGTACCGGTCCTGATATTCACCAAAGGCTACTGCCTTCGCCTCCGGGAACAGGATGCCTTCGTCGGTCTGCTCGTACTGGCCGTTTCGCAGGTATCGCCCAAACTCGCGGCCATGCTTTACCAGATCGGTATCAATCATATATGCCTCTCTTTGTATTACAGCGCCGTCAGTGTGATTACCTGAACCGTGCCGTGGATGTCGGTAAGAACTGTTTTTCCCCGCCCGCTTACATCAATGCGGGCCCGCTTTGAATTGATACATTCTGTCTCCGCTGTTTCCGTTGCAACCATGTAGCCATCACTTGATAGCCAGATCACTGCTGCCGACGCGAGGCTTGTGCGCAATGAAGTAGATGCGGGCAGGCGGATAGAAGATCCGGCCATTACCGGCGTTGGGCTGATCAGCCGAAGCCGTGACGATACCGGGTCGTCGCCTTCCACCAACCAGACGCCGCGACTGTCGGCCACCAGCAATCCTGTCGTGATCGGCTCTATGAAGCGAATATCACCGGCAAACTGTATATACCCATGCGCGGCATCGCAAAGATGCGGACGCATCGGGTTGGAGAACCAAAGGGTGTTGCCTTGCGCTACGTATAGGCGCCCGGCACGGCCTCGAATGTACTGCCCGCCTGGCAGTGGTTTTAAGTGCTGGGTTTCAGTTATGGCGCCGTCCGGGAAGGTGCCAACAAGATACTGGCTGAATGCCGCAGAAAACTTCTCAGCCAGGTAATACGCCCCGCCGCTCTCTTGTGTTAGGTACACGTTAATGGAGTAATCAATCTCCATACCTGAAATACCGGACAGCATGATGCCGCCACCTGATTCAAGTGCCACCTGTCCCAACGGCAGTAATGGTGATTCTTCACCCCATGGCGAAACAATGGACATAGCCACGGCATAATGACCAGCAGGCAGCGCGCCGTTTTCATGCGCCGAAATGGCAGGCTTGGTGTCCGGCAGGCTCACGCCGCACGGCAAAAGAGTGTCGTGTTCGGCCGGTATCCACCAGACGCCTGAAGCGCCTGCAATATAGGTGTTACCGTTGTATCCGGTGAAGTCGAGCGGCTGGTACTGGTTTTCGATGATACCCAGCAGTTCCGGCTCACCGTTATCAGGGTCGATACGGAACAAGCCATTACCTTTGCCAACCAAAATGCCGTGGTCGGTTTCGGCAATGCTATGGAAGCCGTAGCCCGGCCGAACGACTGCGCGGCCTTTGCGGCGACTGAATACCCCATTCGATGAAATAACGACATTCTCAATGCGTCGTGCAAAACCGGCCGGAATGGCAAGATCATCACTTATCTGATCAATGCCCCCGGTTGGCAATGGAATTGGGGATCGGTACATTCAGATCACCAGTAGTCGGAGTTCATGCACACCTTATGGCGGCGATTGTCGGCGCGGTTGTCTTTCGGTTTATACATCGTCGTTGCTCCTATCAGCGAGGCCGAACCCGAATGCCGAGCCTGCGCCCGTTGTTGCAATGAGTCGTGGCGCCCCGTCCTTAAAGACCAATGCGCTTTGTCCTACCAGTGTAGCATCAATCCGCACTCTGTCAGCATGTATCGCACAAACAACCCAGCGGCGGTCGCCCGTATGGTGACTTATTCATCGAACGGGTCTCCGCACAGCTCGTCCAACATTCCCTCCATCTCGAGCGCCCAGTCTACCAGCAACCCCTCACGGTCGCGTAGGGTAGTGAAGCGATGCGGCCCGATTAAATCCCACAGCTCTCCAGCATCAACTGTCGGGAGGTGAGGACGAGGAGGAGGATAGCACTGAACCTGAGCCGGTGCCACTGTCTGAGGACTGCAGCCGGCTGTCGCCAAAGTCGCCAGTAGGGCGAGTATCCACCAAGGTAGGTTGCGCATTACGGTGATCCTCTGATTCCTTACGTGCACGTTGCTGGGCCTCGTTGACCTTTCGCTCAGTGCTGCGGACATTCTCTACTTCGTGCACAGCGCGGCGGGCCTCGTCACGCTGCTTCCGCGCCCGACTACCTGCTACGCCGACACCGCCCAGGGCGGCCAGTAGCGCCACTATGATTCCGATCAGTATCTCAATCATTTCAGGTTCTGCTTCCAGACACGGAGCACCGGTATCGCCAACGCCAACCCGATGGTCGCCCAAGGAGGCAGCGTTAACATGTGCATGCTCTGCAAGGCTTCGAGGAACGCGAGCAGCATGGCCGCTTGCACCGAGGTGAACTTGTACCAGTTACGGGCATCCGCAACCATCGGAGGTCTTGGCCATTGCATCAGTAGCTCCACACGGCTTTTCGATTGGGGTTGATGTCCAGATGGATGAAGCGGGGGTATCCGTTCCGCTGGCTTATCCCAATACCAGTGAACCCCATCTGCATTGCCAGCTGAACAATGCGGTACGCGTCCAGCCCCGGACCCACACGCAGATCGGCAGCGATCCCCATGTTGTGCGTGCCGGGCTTTGACTTCTTCGCCTCGGCAGGGTGCGTCGCGTGCCGCCATCCAGAATGAACAATCAGTGCTCCACCAAAGGCCTCGCGCAGGTTGTTCAGTTTTCGGATGAACTCTTCCCGCATGTGGTTCTCGCCTGTGTGTTTGCAGTCGAACTCCCACGCGTCAAAGTGCTCGTACTTGTCCCACCATGGGGGGTCATTTCTATCCACAACTCACCTCGTCCGATGCGGCGTGTCTCAACTATAGCACAGGGCGCGAACACAAATTACCGCGCCTGCGCCACGCCTTGGCCATGTATTGGGGGGCGGCTGTCCACTTGGACGTTCGGCGAGTCGCCCCAAATTTGCCCCCCCACGAATCTCGTTGAACATACCATAGGCGCGCAAGCATTTGGAGTGAATGCCCGCACGCCACTAACCCCGGCTGGCGGGGCTTGGTGTTGGGTTAATCAAGTAGCATCCAGTCTTCGGCAAGCGCATCGTTCACGCTTGGCACCCAGGTGCTGACTGTGTGATTGACATTCTTGATAGCCATGTATGGGTTGTATGGCACCATTTCACCGAAGCAATCACGGGCCGCGTCTGTTTGTGCCGGGTAGCTGTTTTCAGGCACCAGGTACACAAACATGCCTTTTCCGTTCCAGCCAGCCCGGGCGATACGCTTGCCTTCTTTCAGCATCACCAGTGCATCACTGAAGGTCATATTAGCGCCTGCCGCCCGGTCACCAGGACTCGCAGGAGCAGTGGGCTTTTCCTCATGACGATCCTGCACCAGCTTGAAGCCGAGGAACGGCCACAACTCGTGCACTGCGTTCTGGACAGCGATCTTAACGCCAACGTCGTCGTTATCATTCTCCGCCGACACGGACACACTCGGGCGACCGGTTACCGCGAAACCGTTCTCGAGGATCAGTACCGCGAAACGAAGCACGTTACCAGTTGGGAGTGTATGGCGGATGATCTGAACTTCAGCGATGCTGTCGTGAAGATCATCCAGCGAGACGCGGCGGGCATTCAGGCCGCGAGCCTTAATCATTTCTTCGGTTACAACATCATCAGCTGAATACTCGGCAATTTCTGGCTGGGCCTGATACGCACGCTCAAACACTGCTTTCGGTGACCAGCTGATATAACCGGCATAGTCCGGGTGGTTGGCTTGGCCGCCGTCGATGTACTCGACCAGATAGCCCTCATCTGCCGGGTTCTCGTCTGGTGGTACCGTCCAGCCGCGAAGGTCGTTGTATTCCTGGCGGGTCATGGGCTGGGCGTTGATCGTTTTTGTGCCGATGTACTTTTGCATGGGTATGGATCTCCGTTCGGTTTGAAGTTAGGCACCTGCTGCTGCAGATGCCGTCATACAGGTGGGCAGGCAGGGGGCGTCTGGCTGGTGTGTAGCCTGCTCCTTGTTGCGCCTGCGGGTGGCGTGCCCGGCTGATCGGTATCGCTGGATTAACCAGCGGTATGTATGCGGCATGTGTTTGCGCATGGCGATGCTCAGGCAGCCACGGTCACGGCCAAGCTCGGACGCAATCTGCCCAAGCGTGTGGCCGCGACTGGCAAGGCGCGTGATGGTTTCTTTGGGGAGGGGGGTCAGGTCGTAGCGGCGACCGGTTTTGCATGGGAGGCCAAGCCGCTTGGCGTGGTTGGTGACTGTCCTCCGACTTACGCCAAGTTGTTGCGCTATGGTCTCGCTTGGCTGCTCAAGCCACAGCTCGGTCAGTTGGCGATCATGTCGCGTGGTCCACTTCACTCCATCCCCCTCAGCCAAACTGTGAACAGCGTTATCAAATCGGGCAACTGGCCAGGATTCACTGCTCGTTACTTCACTTTGGTGTCCGTTTCGCCATCCTGAAACTTGATGCTGATGCTGGCTTCATCAATGCCCAATTTCTTGGCTGAGAATTTGAATACGATGTTGGATGCAGCCAGGGCGATGGACCCGGATATGCCGGAGAAGAACCCGACCAACAAGGCATCCTCGAGCGTCGTGACGTGTAGCCCTGGGATGAATGGCGAGGCTACAAATACACCGAAAGCAACACCGCCTCCAACCGTCATATAGGCCAGGAGGACCGCCAGGCTGCGCCCAGGGCGTTTTATGAAATGACGGCCGCCCACGACCCCCCCTCCAACGCCGCCGCTCAGAAGCGCGGAGAACGCGAGCACGGCGCGTATCATGTCATGTAAGTTCTGCGGGTCGCGGTAAAACATGTCGTGCTCTCCATTCTGAAGGCAGCGCATATATCTCACCCTCATCGTGAGCTGGCGCCTAGTTGGCGCTAGTATACCATCTGTTTCAGGTCCAGCCAGCCGTGGAGATCCGCTGGATAGCCCGCCGTTGTGGACGCTGGTCAACACCAAAAGCCGTGGCTGTCGTGTGCAGAGCTGCGTATTGATGGGCGTCACTCAAGTGAGAGTACTCGTTCTTCTCCGGTTTGTCATCCATGTCCCCCGCCTTGCGGAGTTTGTACCGGTAACCGTTGGTCAATGCCTTGATCAGTGTACGGCAGCTGGGGTCGATCAGATGCCGCGCCCCGCCGTCGATCTGACCGCCCAGCAGTTCCTCGACCGCCGCGATCCTCGCTGCAATGTTATTCGTCCGGGCCGGCATAACCTGATACCCGGCCTTCTTGATCACCTCGAACACGGATCGCTCGTCCGTCTGTGCCCGCTGCGCCCCCGCCGGGTCACCGATGATGATCACCGGGTGGCCAGGGAAGCGCTGCTTGAGCAACGGAGTGAGCTTCTCAGCGAGGAAACGCGTAATCCCCATGTTGGATGAGGTCAGCTCCGCAAACGTCAGGAACCGGCCTCGTGGATCCAGCTGGCTTATGGTACAGGCCGGCGTCAGCCCGAAGTCCATGCCGATGATCAGCGGGTGGTTCACACTGATGTACGGGGTAAGGGTAGACTTACTGACGTGGAAGTCCCGACTGAACGTGGGGAACACCGGTTTACCTGACAGGGATTTGCCGAACTCCGACCGCACGTACACGTCGATCCATTCGTCGGACTTACCCTTCATCAGGTTCTCGTAGTAGTCGTCTGGCAGGTACTGCAGCCAGTCAGCGTCGGGACTCAGTCCGGAGGGCTGGATGAAGATCGCCGCGTTCTCCGGTGGGCTGGTCATCAACTCTTCCCAGAACGACTCCGCATCGGGCGGGTTGGTCGCCCCCCACACCTTGAATATCGGTTTGCCGTTGTCATCACAGCAACCCACACCGTTCATCGACTTGTCGGGGTAACGCCCCAGGCGCCCGGTCAGCGCCTCGAAGATGTCACGGTGGATCTCTCGATACTCGTCCATCACACCAAACGAGAGCTGCAGGGAGAGGAGTCGACGCACGTCGTTGGCGTCGTCCAGACCACGGAACAGCACCTCGCACTCCACGTCGTTGAACCGGAGCATGAACTTGCGGTTGGTACGCTCGAAGTGCCCGGCCTGGCCATCAGGGAACCACTTGAAGAAGTCAGGCAGGAAGGCGTCCGTCAGCATCTGGTTCGTGTTTCGGATCACGGCACAGCGGGACCGGCGTATCCCGTCCGGGCATGCCGCCACGCGCGACGCCTCGTAGGCGATCTTGATGATCGACGCCGTTGTCTTGGTGCTGTTGCCTGTGATGAACACGCAGTTGTTGTGGCGCAGGATCAGGTAGCTGCTGGGCACCTCGAAGCAGTATTTGTGCCCATCGGTGGTCGGCACCAGGGTGATGTTGCTGCTCTGGCTGCCATCTTTCCGACGCCCCGCGATGCCGATGTGGTCGGCCTTGCGCGCGGATACGAGCACCTGCCACACGAGCCCCGTGTGGTTGAGTGATGTTTTGTAGCCACAGGTCACGAATGCGTACTGTACGAAGTCAGCCGAGGCCTTGTCTGTGGTGCGATAGACGCCCAGCCCCTTGGCTGTGTGCCCGCCGTCCCAGTGGGTAACCTCGTCACAGATGATCTGCAGCTGTCCGGCAGATGCCTGCCACCATTCAGGGCCGAACACCTTGTCGCGGTTGGGGATCGTGAAGTAGAACCGAGTGTAGCCCGGTGCTGCCCGGTGCTCAGTGTATGCCACCTGCGCGTTGTCCAGCAGCATCTTCAGGCGGGCTTTTTTGCGGGCTTTCTTCAGGTTCATCGTGACCGCCTTGCGCCCGGCCGGGGCGTACCCGTCGGCCTGTACGGCAACCGCGAGTCGCAGCTGGTGCTCGTCAAGCGGCAGCCCCATTGTGCGTGGGGCTGCGAATGTCACCGGGATGCGGATCATGTCAGCACCGTTCCGCCAATGCCACTGTGCGACCTCCAGAGCGGTCTTCTCGCGGACTTTGTCCCCTTTCCTGCGTAACCGGTAGACCACGCGGTGCTCGGCGCTGAGGACCTGTGAGAGCCCTTCTCGGTGGTGGAAGTGCAGGAGCTGCTCGCAGGGGGCCTTGATGTAGCACGTAGGTGTGACGAACTCGGCCTGGCCTGTGGTGGCATTCCACTGGGCGATCTGCGGGTGTGCGTCCGCTGAGTACGCTGCGATCGGCACCCAACCGTGGGGGGTCAGGAACTCAGTCTCACCCGACACGCAGCCAACGGGACCCGACACCAGGTTGATGAACTCATCCGAGGTCAGGTACCCCACCAACGACCCAGGCGGCGTATATTCGCGCGCCTCCACGGTCGCCGTCTTGGCGCCGATCATTCCGCGCAGGTCAGCCATGCTCAAGCTCCTCGTAGTCGGTCTCAAGGTCTGACGGGTCCCCGCCAATGGACTGCAGCTGGATGCTGCCACCCCCCGGCAGGTTGATGTTGATAGCGAACTTCGGACCACCGGTGTTGAGGCCGGCACCTTTCGGGTTCAGGCGATCACGCCGGCGGGCAATCATCTTGTCCACCTGCTCCACGATCTTCAAGCGTTGGTCGAGCGTGGTGCGGGCGTTGTGGTAGGACTGCAGTATGGTGGCAATTAGACTGGGCTGGGCCTCCTGCAGCTGCAGCAGCTCCGCGTATTCCGGGGAGTACCCGTTCTCACTCAGCTCTTTCTCGGCCTGGGCCAGGGCGGATCGGAACGGCAGCGTGTCTTTGATCCGATCGTAGTCCGACGCGCGCATACCGCAGTAAGCCGCGAGGTCGTACGGATCGCCAAGTTCTGCGGCAATCAGAGAAGGGAGTCGTGGGTCAAAAGGTACTGTATCCATGGCGTGCAGTATGGTTGTGGCCGTTTAACAGGTCAAGATTTTCGGGGGAAATTTTGTGGGTGAGGTGAGTGGAATGGGGGTAGCGGGTGAGGTGTATAATGATTAACAAGTGGGTATTTTGGGGTGGGGGCGTTGTGCGGGTTACGTAAAAAGGGTACCCCCTGCCCCCACCCCCCTGGTCCACCCCCACCCCCTACCCCTCATCACCCTCTGCCCACCAGCCAAGGAGTTTACCGAACCGCTATTGTGAAGGTAGCGGCTGCTGTCCACGTCCCAGCGCTACCCCTCGATCCCCTCGCTGACGCGCGGCCCTCTTTGGGCGACAGTGACGGAGCAAGGGACCCAGATCGAGACTCTGTAGCCTGAGTATAAAAGTCTGCCACTGGCAGCGGCGCTACCACTGAGCGGCTGTGAAAGGCGCACACTATCGGGAGATAAAGTGCGCAAGTGTAAGCCGGTTACGTAAAAGCTAAGGCGGCCGCGCGGTGCGTACCCAATGGCACGGGGATAACCGCGCGGTTTATAAAGTTCGGACATAGCACCAAAGCCCCAGCACGACGGGGCTTTCATGGTATGCCTGAGCATGCCCATAACTAAAAATCAAGTTGGAGAATACACCATGGCTATCATCAATAACCGCGCGTTCACTGGTAACATCGTTTGGATTCGTGGTCACGCTGAAAAGATGCGTGATCGTTTGGTTTCGTCTGTCGCATTCATGGCGTTCCATGCCGCCAAGCACGGCAACAAGGAGCCGCTGCAGAAGTGGCAGGCGCCTGAGACCGGCTTGCCTGGCTGGGTGCGCGACATTGCCAAGAGTATTCCACTCAAGCGTGACAAGGCCTTTACGGAAGAACAGGCCGAAGAACTGGCCCTGCAGATTGTCATGTTTGCATACGCTGACCGAGAGGAGCGCAACGCGTTGCAGCGTAAACGTCGCGCTGCAGTGACTAAGGCGGCACCCGAGATTGGCGAAACCGCAAAATCCGTGAAAACCAGCACTGCAAGTGCCAAGCCTTCTGCAGGCAAGAAGGCCGACGTATCAGCCAGCGCGCCACACGAACTGACCAACGCCTTGTTGATTGGGGGCCAGTCGCACGAATTGACAGCGGCTGAAGCCAAGGCACTACTGGCCCACCTGCAGCAGATGCGCAAGCCCGCTCCGAAGCGCGCTCGCAAGGCCAGCTAACCAACCAAACTCTGGGGGGCTTAATGCCCCCTCTACCTGTTCACTACGCAACAGGTGTTAACCAGTGTACGTCTCAAGGCTAGGCGTATACCGCTTAACATCTATGCCCGTCTGTTCACCACTTAACAGGTGTTAAGCGAGTTAACACCTGCAGCTATGCAAGGCACCGACCTGTTAAACCGTTTAACACCTGCAGCTATGCAAGGCACCGACCTGTTAAACCGTTTAACAACTGGACAGGATCGACCTGTTAAACTGGACAGACGTTCGTATATTAGTGTCCAGTAACATAACGCAGCCATGCGGCCTGCAGAGGAGCAGTTGTTTAAACTGGACAGAAGGCAGGATGCTCTGTCCAGTTTAAAAATGCAGTAAGTGTTTGTTTCTATTATATTATTTAATAAATATAATATAACTGGACAACTGGACAGAGAATTATAGCCGCCACACGCGCGCGCGCGACTCAGGTGCTAAGTGTTTAACGCTGCATGCAAGGTGTTAAGCCGCTTAACAGGTCACATGCCGCATAATTTTTTCTCTCTATATTATTTTTTTCTGTCCAGTTGCCCCCAAAAACGGCTCAAACCCAGCAACCACGCGGCCTAGAAACTGGACAGAGGTCTGTCCATTTAACACCTTTTCTGTCCAGTTGCCCCCATCTCTGTCCAGTTGCTCTGTCCAGTTGGCCCCCACATGCTAATTGGTTAACAACGGGCACCCCTGTCCACATCCGCCGCACCCGCTAACCATTGAACAGTCATTGCAGGTGTTAATCATTGAACAACCATTGCGAGGTGTCACATAGTGAACAAGTACAGCGACCCGAACGGCGACGGCTGCCTGAAGATCGTCGTGATCAGTTGTATACTGCTTATCATCGCCATATTCCTTGCCATGGTCGAATGGCAGGATCACATTAACGAAAAAGTGGGGTATAACGTATGCCAGGCACACCCGAAGTCATGCCAGTAGCCACCGACCACACAGCCGACCATCTGGGACCCGCGCCGATCTGGGACCAGATCCACTCGTGCATTAAACAAAACAAGCCCGCGCAGGCATGGTGGCGGATCTATATCCGGCGGTGCCTGAGCCCCGGCCACGTCGACAAACCCTGGCCGCACGAATCCATGACCAATGAGGAGGCGGCTGCGTTGGTCAATGCCGCTATGAAGAACCAGATAGACACGCGGTACACGCTACCGTCACGCGACGGCGACGGCACCCCCACAACAGGAGAAAAGCCATGACTCACATTAAGCGAGACCCAAAACTCAACGGGCGCCTGCCTGCAGGCGACATGACCAAGCTGGAGGCCATAGCGACCCAGCTGCTGGCGGCCCGTACTGCCCAACCAATCGAAGACCCGCTGCACGACTCATCATGGAGTCGAGCGTGTGACGCGGTGGCCGACGCCCACGAGTTGCTCAAGGCATTGGCAGAACACAACAACCAAGGAGAACAGCCATGAAATTCGGACAGACGCTGCCAGCAAAAACAATCGCACAACTCGGACGCGTACCGGAGTACCCGGAGAATCGACAGCACCTGCAGGTTCGTGGGTGGAGGGGGCGCAGCGAGGCGCTGGCATTCCCGCCCGACTCGGTCAACGGCCAGAGAATCCGCCGTGCCTCATCATTCAACGACATGCTGTGCAGGATGACCGAGTGGGAGTCCTCACGGGCAGGGAACACTATGGTATATGTCGATCGAGAGGCGTCGGACGGGCCGGACATCGTAGGGTACTCATACAACGAGCCGGTGGTGCTGTACTGGCGAGGCACCACCCCGCAAACTGATCTGGCAGTCATCACCACACACGATTTCAGCGCCACGACCCGCCGCCACACCAACGAGATCTTGTATGCGGTCAGGGAGCGCTTGATGACGGGGGCCAACGACATCGTGTTCACCAACCACAACGCAGCGACGCAGGACCCGCCACAGGGGGACTTGGGCAAGGTCTGCGGGTATTGGCCGAAGCGGTTTGGCAACCAGCAGGTACCTAACATTCTGCGGGTGCCGTTGGCCCTGAGCACCAACAACATGGTCGACCAGATCCCCGAGCTATGGGAGCTGGCGCGACTGGAGCTGACACAGGCTCAACGGGCACGGGAGTACTTCCCGCTGCGCTTGGAGTGGTACCAGCGCCACGTAACCACCCTATATGTCCTGTCCTATTGGTTCGGGGTGCCGGTGCCGGCGGTCATGCCATACCAGATGCTGGACCATGATGAGCAGGCGAAACTGTTGGCACGGGCAGTGAAGCTGCGACTGCAGGGCATCATCAGCGGCGACACCCTGGCCGCCCTGCAGAACCTATAACAACGCAAGACATTGGAGACTTACCATGAGCTGGAACATACCAGATAAAATCGTCGGCATGCTGCAGCATGTCGAGTTTACAGTCGACCCGCACACTCTCGGTGATCGGGAGGCGAAGAACCTCCAGCGCTGGGCTGATAGCGGCGTCATCACGGCACGGGCGACCCGCACATCATTGCTTGCACGAGCCGTGCGAGTCGCCGAAGGTCTGCCGGTGGTGCGTGTCCTGTATGGCATGGGATCGTGCCGAATAATGCCCGGGGGGGCGGCGGTTGACGAGTATTCGCTTTGCATTGAAGTCTACACGGGCAACGACCCCCATGCGGTGGAGCTTGTCGTTGAGCTGGTCAAGCAGCAGTACGTGGCACTGCAGATACGCAAGCCAGCACCCCCAGACGCAGGCGACATGTCGACTGGGGGGGCGCGCCAGTGTCCACACCACGAGTGGCTGGCCAACCGGTTACAGCAAGGGATTGTGTCGCTGGCCATACCGAATAAGCATGTGTTCCTGACGCTCCCATACATGGAGCGGAAGGCGTTTATCAAGTGGGCGAAGGAAACATTAAAGCTACCGCCCCGGGCAGAGGATGCCCAACGACTTGACCAGATGTTCTTTATCAACATGCACCGTGACGAAGCGGTGCGCCTGTTCTAACTGCAACACAACCACCAATGACAGGGGCACAGACCCCACTGGAGAACTACCATGCGTTATCAATCAGCTGTGCAGATTATTAAATCCACCCTCGAGATGAACCCGCAGCAGGCGATCTACCTGAGTGGGGCGCCCGGCGTGGCGAAAACGTCAATGGCATTTGACGTGGCCAAACAGTTCGGCCTGCCCGAGGACCGGGTCCTGTTGTTCCGCCCCTCACTGCGTGACCCGGTGGACCTGATGGGAGTACCATCAGTACACAACAACATGACCCACTGGAACCCACCGGCGGAGCTGATGCAGTTCGCTGAAGGCTCAGGGCCGGGCATGATTATCTGGGATGAGCTGCCGCAGGCGGTGACCCAGATGCAGAACGCAGCAGCAGGCTGCCTGCTGGACTGGCTGCTCGGGGACTTGCACATCGACAAGCAGGTGATGCAGATCGCCACGGGTAACCGCACCAAGGACAAGGCTGGGGCCAACCGAGTGGTGTCGCAGGTGGGCAACCGAGTGAAGCACCTCGAAGTGGAAGCACATCTCGACGACTGGTGCAGCTGGGCATTCAGTGCGGGCATCGACCCACTGCTGATTGCCTTTATCCGTCTGCGCCCTGACCTGCTGCACGACTTCGATCCCAGCCGACTGAGCAACCCGACTCCCCGGTCATGGGAGATGGTCAGTCGCAGCTGCAACCCCCACCTGCCGGTGGACCTGTTCATGATGGACGTGCAAGGCCTTGTCGGTGAGGGGGCAGCGGCTGAGTACGTGGCCTTCCGAGATCTGGCAGCCAAGATGCCCAACATCGACGGCATCATGATGAAGCCGGACACGGCTGAGATCCCGTCCGATCCGGGCGTTAAGTACGCCGTGTGTGCAGCACTGGCGAACCGCACCACCAAGGATAACTTCGACCGGGTCATGAAATACCTTGAGCGCATGCCAACCGAGTTCGCAACCATGACTATCAAGGACTGCATGACCCGGGATTCCAGCGTGACCAGCTGTGCAGCGTTCACAAAATGGGCAGTAGACAACCACCATGTTTTTATCTGAGGTGGGGCATGAACAAGTGGCTGGTCTGGTATATCAGCACCAAACACGAGCCGGTATACCTTGAGTGGCTGGAACTGTGGACAGCGGGCGAACTACCGCTGTCTCGCAGCACAGACGAACCCGGCGCGGTGTATGAGCGCGCCCTGCATGACTGGGTGAACGAGCACCACCCACACATCATCGTTGCATGGAGGATGAGCCAATGAGCAGGCAACGCTTCAACAACATGACCCGCAAATGGCTGGCCGCAGCCAATAAGTTCAGGGAGATGTCGCCGCTGGCGCAGAGTGTGTTGGTACACCCTGGTGCTACCGACGACGACCTCTTGCGAGTGGCGCAGATCCAGCGCCGGCTGGCAATAGAGCTGGCCGGCGTGCGCAAGAAGCTCAACGACTATTACCGCCGGGACCGCAACGTCACCGATCCCATGGCACGCCGATACATCGAGCAAATCAATAAGACCGACCTGTTCGGCTGAGTAAATTGGAGCACTACCATGAGCAATCTATCTGACAAGGCCATGCTGGTTAAACTGAAGCGTGGCATGTTCGACCCGAACGTAATGGACCGGACGATCACCGAGAACGTGGAGCACCAGACCGGCGTGAAGAATGGCGGGCGCTACAAGAAGCGCTTGCTCGCTGAGTCTGCCATGTTCAAGCGGGTAACCGAGGCATGGTCTGCCCTGTATACCTACCACCAGCAGCATACCCTGCCATGGACGGACAACGGGCCACGACTGCTGCCGTCCTGCATGTACCTTGAGTACACCGAGGCCATGCGTAACCTGCGAGGCGAGGCTGACAAACGCCTCAAGGTGTTGGCTGATAACTGGCTCCGTGAGATCCAGCACGACAGCGCCCGGCTCGGGATCATGTACAACCCCGAGGACTACCCGAGCGACATAGCATCCCGGTTCTACCACGACATTCAGTTCCTGCCGGTACCCAACACGGGGGACTTCAGGGTACAGATCGACGATGCTGACCGCATGAGTCTGGAGCGGGCCATTGCTGAGGCTGAGGCCAACATCACCAACCACCTGATCACCGAGCTGATGGAGCCACTGCAGCGCATGGCAGCCAAGCTGGCCGTGCCTGCTGACCAGAAAGGTGGGGTGTTCCGCAACACCCTGATCGAGAACGTGGTGGAGACAGCCGAGCGGCTGAAGAAACTGAACGTGAACAACGACCCGGCCATGTCTTCGGTACTGGATCAGGTGGTGGGTGTTGCTGCCCAGTACCACGGCAAGGAGGACATGCTGCGAGGCGACACCCAAGCACGGCAGCAGGCTGCGACTGAAGCGCAGACCACAATCGACAACATCATGGACATCTTTGGAGGTGCACTGTGAATAGCGTAACCCCAAGCGCACACATCGAGGCGCTGTATCAGAAGGCACGTACCCTGCTGGTGCTGGACCACCCTTTCTTTGCCAGTATCGTACTGCGCAAGCCACTGACGTGGACCACTGACATCCCGACAGCGGCCATGTCCTGCAAGACAGGCAACATCTACATCAACCCGGAGTGGGTGGAGGAGCAGAAGCTGACCGCCAAGAACATGGTCTTCTTGCTGGCCCATGAGTGCATGCACTACATGCTGCTGCACGGTGCCCGACAGGGCAGCCGCAAGGCCAAGGCGTGGAACATCGCAGCCGACAAGGTGATCAACGACACGCTCATTGACTGCAACGTGGGTGAGTTCATTGACGGCGGCGTGACCATGCCCGGTGCCCGAGACATGCGAGCTGAGGACCTGTACGACGATACCAGTGATGATGGTGACGGCGGTGAAGGTGAGGGTGAGGGTGAGGGCGGCATCGGTGGCTGCGGCGATGACCTGCTGGATGAGCAGATGACCGAGGGTGAGCAAGCCGCAGCCGAGGCACAGGCCAAGGTCGACATGACCCAAGCCAAGCAGGCAGCCAAGATGCAAGGCAAGCTGCCCGGTGCACTGGAGCGCATGGTCGATGAGATCATCAACGTGCCAACCCCGTGGCACGATATCCTTGAGCGGTTCATGGTGAGCTTCCGCAGGGATGACCTGAGCTGGTCACGACCGAACCGCCGGCACATCGCATCGGATATCTACATCCCCGGTACCAGCTACGTACCTGAGATGGGGCCGGTGGTGCTGGCAATCGACACGTCGGGGTCAATCGGACAGGCCGAGCTGGACCACTTCACCGGCCACGTTAACCGCATCATTGAGGACTGCCGACCTGAGGTGGTGCATGTGCTGTACTGCGACACCGCCGTGGCAGGGCATGACATCGTGACGCTGGATGACCTGCCGTACAAGGCTACCATGAAAGGCGGCGGTGGCACCGACCTGCGGGAGATCTTCAACCATATCGACCATGAGGGCATCGAGCCTGACGTACTGGTGGTACTGACCGACATGTACACACCCTTCCCGAGCGAGGCACCGGGGTACATCACGGTGTGGCTGAGCACCAGTAGCGTGGACACTGCACCGTTTGGCGAGGTGATCCACTACGAGGTGGCGTGATGGACGACACGTTCGCTAGATCGTACGCCCTATGGAACTGGCGGATGACGCACCCGGATATATGGGTCGAGTGGAGGCTGCGCCAATGACCTTCACAACGCGGCGTGACTTCGGGGCGTGGTCGCTGGAAAGGCACCCCAATCTGTGGTCCGACTGGGCATCCCACCCTGATACCTGGGTGGGTGACGGGTTCTTTGGGTGGTGCAAGGTGCACCACCCCGCAGTCGTAGTGGAGTGGCGCCTGTTCCAATCCACAACACAACACAACAGAAAACTGGAGACTGACTATGAGTACACAAGACATTGTTGCTTCGCTGGTCGCAGCCAGACTGGCGGGGGAGAATGGGGTCGTGATCAAGACTGACCACCCGATCCCCATCGAGCAGGTGCTGGAGCTGGTCGAACCAATCGAGTACAGCGGGGCGATAGCCGACTTCTTCGACGACGGAATAGCTACTGTCACGGATGAGGATTACAAACCCTTCCGTGAACGCTGGGCACCGGACACGGTTCCCACACTGTCCCCTGACATGGCGTTTGTGTGTGAGCTGGGGATAGGTGGTATAGATGCGGGTATCTGGGTCAGTGTCGTGAACCTGAACCGCAACGCCCCCGTCCGTAACCTCCCTCACGTAGTGGTAGAAGCGCCGGAGGCTGGCCATGTACCAGTATGACGACGAGGAATCCGTACCACTGGTGGTGTGTACGAGGCACGTCTTGCAGCTGGTGCATACCGTGACCATGGATGAGGACGCCGATCAGGCAACACTCGACATGGCGAACAGTCTACTCAGCGGCATCCTGCCCGAGCTGCGATATCCAACAACGACTTTGCATGAGGACCTTGAGCCTATGTTCAAGGCATTGAGTGATCGTTATGAACGAAGCAACCCAGAGCCAAGTGATTGAGGAGCTGTGGGAATACTGGCGGCTGGCCATTGACGAGACCAAGTCAGTGGTGTCGCTGGTCGAGACCGGCAAGCCGGTCCCCCTCGACTCTGCCCGGCGCAGAGTCAACCTGCTCAACAGCTACTGGACGAAGTACCTGCTGCACTCAATAAGGGCCGAGTGCCAGCACACCAAGCTACCACACGAGAGTGCCAAGGACTGGCTGCGAACCAAAGTCGTGATCCTCCGCATGGCGGGGGTCAAAATAAAAATACCTGAGAGGCTACTGGAATGAAGGAGTGCTGCTGAGGGAAAAAGACCCCCCGATCGGTGACCCGATCGGGGTGGAGAAGTATGTCAAACCAAGGGGCCTCAACTATAGGCCGCCATGTGCAAATGCGCAACGATACAAATGACAAAAAGGACCACAACCATGATCACTTTCGCAGACGACTACAGCAAATATGTGTTCAGCAAAACCCTCCAGCACATGGCAAATGCTGAGGGCTTCAACCAGCACAGCAAGGACGGTCGCCGCACCTTCCTTGATTACGCCACGCAGTTCCTGATGATGCCACATCAGGATGTGACCCTGATGATCTCCCGTGCTGATGTCAGTGAGAACGGCATAGCCAAGGAGATCAGCTTCCGATGGGACGCCATCGACACAGAGCGCGTGGACAAACTGATCCACGACCCCGAGTGGTACTACCTCAACCTGAGCAACTACAAAGGTGGCCACCCATTGGTAGGTGCCTTGATCAACCACGGCACCTCCGATAAGCCAAACTGGAGTAGTCACACTTGAGAAATTTCATCGAAGTATCAAAGGAGCTTGAATATGAAACGAAGTGAGCTGTACAAGCTAGTCAAGAACATCGACGCCTGCGAGGATGCCATCCGCGATGTGGTTAAGGCAAGGTCCCAAGGCCACACAGTAGGCACCGTCGTACTGGTAGCGCCTGAGCAACCCGGAGCCGAGCCAGTGCTCCGCATCGACGACCCCGACCTGCGTGATGTGGCGGTCGACGCCATCATATCGGCTGTAGCAAAACGCCTTGAGAATTTGAATGAGCAACTGATGTCAGTGTGCCCCTCAATTGACTTGAACTGTTAAGCGGTTAACACTATAGTTGTGTGGCGGGCATCGGGAGGTGCCCAGTCCTGAGCGCATTGACTCAGTGCGTTGAGGACTTAGCTCAGCTAGGTAGTAGTCTCCAACTACGCAGATCTTGGCCCCCCGTCTCAGGGGGGATTTTTTCTATCGCTAAGTGCACAGCACCTTGGTGTGCTCAGTCATGGGAAAACGCGGAGGCTAACCATGCACGACAAAACAATAATCAAGCAGCAGCAGAAGACTATCACTGCACAAGCAGCTGAGATTCAAGCCATGCGTGAGTGCATACTTACAGCGCATCGGTACCTGCAGAAGGGCAAGAGTAACCTGGCGCAGGCACAACTTAGAGCGCTCCTCAGAGAGCGCAATTTACTGTAGAAACTGGAGGCCACACCATGCCTATCATGAGAACGCTTTACATAACCCCCTACGAATTTTTTGAAGACCCCGCCGACACATACGAAGGTCACCTGCTGGTGGACTCCGACAACCACCGCAATGACAGCGTACGGGATGACATCACATCCTTGGTTGGCGACGCCATTGACAAGGCCATGCAGCGGCGGGCACCCGCACTGTTCGAGCAGGGTTACAGCCACGATGATGAGTACCTGCCCGTGGGTAACAACGGCAGCGATCGAGAGAACCCATACTGGTTCGACGCCGGTAACATGGAGGAAGTAGTCGGGAAGTACCAAGAGTTTGAGCGGTACATCCCACTGGAAGATCGGCTGTTCATCTACGAGGGGTCCTTGTGCAGTGACTGCGCACGAGGCAGGGTCGATGTCTACTACGTCATGCCATTGCAAGAAGCCCTTGGCAACTTGGTAGCGCGCAAGCCGGGCGACACCAAACCCAAGCGCCTTACCCTCAAGCGGCGCCTCATGCTGGACACAATGTGCGAGGCGATAACGACCGAGTACGAGGCGTACATCAACGGCGACATGTGGACATTCGACCTGCACGAGCATGCAGTGGACGACGAGAGTTGGTACCAGACCGACCCGATTGATTCCTGCTGTGGGTTCATCGGCTACGACTACGAGGACAACGGTATTCTGGAGCATGTCAGCCCGGAAGATCGCATCGACATGCGAGTGGTGCGTGGATACAACTCGGGACCATTGGAGCTGGTCGACTGCCCTGACTGGCTGCAAGGCGCACCAGTATGAACCCTCCCCGCCAGCACCAGCAATACACTGAGCAGGAGATCGCCATCCTGCGCCGTTGGGCCGGGGTCAAGACCGCAGCCGAGATCGCTACGATGCTCGGACGCAGCGTTCGCAGTGTCGGATACAAGCTGCGTGACCTTGGTCTGAGCGGGCAGCTTTATGGCGAACACCACTGGTCTGCCAAGTACGCGGACCTGCTTATTGCCATGGTCCTGACTCTATATGATGCGGGCTTCACCCCCGCCGAAATATACAACACGCTGTCCCGTGCCGAGCTGGACCACAAGGCGATCAAGAACATAATCCATAGGAGAAAAGCATGAACGAGAAGCACATGCACCCAAGCATAAAGATCTGCGGCAGCAGCACTTCATGCCCGTACTGCAACCAGACGTGGGATACCAATGACCCACACCCACCTGAGTGCACGGCTGAGGCACGGCTACTGACCAACCCTGTGGGTGGGTACGAATCGCTGGAACGTGTGTTGGTCAGGGCATATGAGCAGGCAGCCATTGGCAAAGGGTCAGTGCGCCACGCACAGAACACACCCTTCAACGAGCAACCAATGCAGAAGATCATCGACCTGCATGGCGTAGGGTTTGCTACCGGACAGGCGACCAAGAAACTGCAGGAGTCCCGCCGCCTGTCCCGTGACGCAGCCATCGCTGAAATGCTGGGAGCCATTGTGTATATCAGTGGTGCCATCATTGCTATTGAGCGTGGGGTGCCGCATGACTGAGTTGTACAAGGTAGTCCCGACACCTTATCTGGATGAGGAGGTCGGCTACTACGTCAAGGCAGGCGAGGAGGATGTTAAACAATGGGCGCACGAAAATGGTTTCGTCATGGTCCCGGTGGCCAACCGAAAGAACCTGAAGGTGGCGGTGGGTGCGATCAGCGACGCGCTGGGCGACCACCCTGGTGGGTCTGGCTCCACCCCCGATGGTGGCGGCTCCGACATTCATGGGCCCACGCAGTAAGGCGTTGGCGCAGCAACCGCGGCTTTCCTTTTGAGGGCGACAGGTTTGGGTGGGAGCTGGACTTGAGGATGTATGCGATGCGCTGCGGTGTGTCGCCGGGCAGCTGGACAACGGTTCCCCCTGTCGCAGGGTGGTACCCCCACCACAACATGCCTGATGACCTCAAGGTCTTTATCGTAACGCTACGGATGACGGACCCGCCGCGTTACAAACTAATCACAAAATTCTGGGAGTAACCATGGATACCATCACACTGGATTGGGAAACCTACTACGACAGGGAGTACTCCCTGTCGAAGATGACGACGCAGGCCTACATACTGGACCCTCGCTTCGAGGAGATCGGTATCGGCATCAAGTGGAACAACGAGCCAACCCGTTGGGAATCCTTCAAGGATCGGGATGGGTACCGCCGGCTGTTCGAGGAGTACGAGTGGGATAAGTCAGCGGTGCTGGCACACAACACCATGTTCGATGGTGCGATCCTGTCCTTCCACTATGGCATCGCCCCCAAGCTGTGGCTCGACACACTCAGCATGGCCCGCCCCTACTTCGGCACCACTGTGGGCGGATCACTGGCCCGGGTGGCTCAGATCCTGGGCATAGGGGAGAAGGGTACTGAGGTGGTGCAGGCGCTGGGCAAGAACCGTGCTGCGTTCAGTCCGCAGGAGCTGGCTCAGTATGGGCGGTACTGTGTCAACGACGTGGAACTATGCCGCAAGATATTCAACATCCTGATGCAGGGTGGGCGGGCAGCTGACGGCACACCACTGCCACCCTTCCCGAAGTCGGAGCTGATGCTGGTCGACCAGACCATCCGCATGTACACCGAGCCGAGTATCGAACTGGACAAGGCGTTGCTGGTTGATCACCTCAAGTCCACCAAGCAGCGCAACCAAGAAGCACTGCGCTCAGTCATTACAGTGGCGGCGAAGAACAACCCCACTGTAGCCAACATGATTGTGAAGGAACGCATGAAGGGTGAGAAGGGCAAGTCGATCAGGCAGATGCTGATGTCCAACCCCTTCTTTGCTGAACTGCTGTACGAGGCTGGCGTTGAGCCACCGACCAAGATCAGCCCGACCACCGGTAAGACCACCCTCGCGTTCGCCAAGTCAGACAAGGCGTTCACCGAGCTGCTGGAGCATGACAGTGATGCAGTACGTGCGCTGGTCGAGGCCCGGCTGAAGGTGAAGTCCACTATCGAAGAGACAAGGACTCAGCGGTTCATTGACATGGCGGACCACGGCCCCATGCCGGTGCCTCTGGCCTACTGCGGTGCCTACCAGACGTGGCGCTGGTCAGGTCAGGACAAGCTGAACATGCAGAACCTGCCCCGTGGTGGTGTACTGCGCAAGGCAATGCGGGCACGAGAAGGTGAGAAGCTGGTTGTGGTTGACTCATCCAACATCGAGCTGCGCGTGAACCACACACTGGCTGGGCAGATGGATTCGGTCGAGGCATTCCGTGATGGTCGTGACCTGTACTGTGAGTTCGCATCCATCCTGTTCGGTCGCACTGTCACCAAGGCAGACAAGGACGAGCGTATGCTGGGCAAGCTGGCCCACCTGTCGCTGGGGTATGGCTGTGGTTGGGAGAAGTTCAAGCACATCTGCCGCATGAACGGGGTGAAGCTGGATGACAGCGAGGCGGAGCGCATCGTGAAGTTGTGGCGCAACACCTACTCCAAGATCCCTGCCTTGTGGCGCAAGTGTGACCGTGCCCTGACCGATATGATGATGGGTGCCAAGACTCGGGTCGATGACAAAGGCCTGATCTGCACCACCCATGAGCGACTGATCACCCCACCCTGCCACTTCATCCGGTTCCCTGAGTTGGAGAAGGATGACCAAGGCGAGTGGACATACAAGAACCGCAACGCCCGCAAGAAAACCTACGGCGCCAACATCGTGGAGAACGTGTGCCAGCACCTGGCCCGCAACATCATCGCTGACCAGTGGTTGAGGGCCAGCGCATGGTGCGCCAAGAATGCACCGGGGTTCCGTGTCCTCCTGCAGGTACACGATGAGATCGTGTTGTCTGGCCCTGAAGAACAGGCCGAGGACGTACTGGCAGCGGTGATCAAGATCATGAAGACCCCGCCGGTATGGTGGCCAGAGATCCCGCTTGATGCTGAGGGTGATGCGGCCTACTGCTACGGTGACGCCAAGTGAAGTGGAGCTGCGGAGTACACAACTGCGGCGACGGTAACTGTGTGCACAAACTGTTGACTGAATCGTGCCCCGTGTGTGGGCACCGGCTGGTCGAAGTCACAACAACGGGGTTCATATTCTGCAGCAACCATGCGGCGCTGTGTGAGTATGAACGCCCACCAGAGAAGGAGGCATCATGCCTGCATGGTCATACTCAGCACTGAGTTCATTTGAAACCTGCCCTCGTCGGCACTTCCTCACCCGGGTATCCAAGGCAGTTAAGGAACCTGAATCGGAGGCGCTGCGCTGGGGGAACTACGTACACAAAGCGTTGGAGGATCGCCTGAAAGACAGCAAGCCGCTGCCTACCACACTCAGTACTCACGAGGCGTTCTGTCAGAAGGTCGAGTCGATTGAGGATGCCAAGCTGCTGGTCGAGTACGAGGCGGCCATCACCAAGGAGTTCCAGCCAACGGGTTGGTGGGATCGCAACGTGTGGTGCCGGTCCAAGTGGGACTTGGGCATCCTGAAGGGTAACGCCCTTGGGATCTACGACTGGAAGACAGGCAAGCGCAAGCTGGACATCGACCAGATGGAACTGTTCGCACTGAGTGCATTCATCCATATCCCTGACGTTGAAGTCGTGACATCCGGGTACGTGTGGCTGAAGGACAAGAAGATCGACCGCGAGAAGTTCCGCCGAGACCAAGCCCCGGAGATCTGGAGCCGGTGGCTGCCGAGGGTTGAGCGGTTTGATCAGGCGTTTGCCCAGAACAAGTGGCCGGCCAAGCCATCGGGGCTGTGCCGCAAGTGGTGCCCGGTAGGCAAGCACAACTGCGAGCACTGCGGGGAGTGAGGCGATGAACCGTAACCCCCTGCTGCGAGAGCACCACTGGAACAGCACGCTGCCACCCGTGGACGTGGATGTGTTGGTGGCGCTGAACGATGGCACGGTGTGGAAAGTACACCGCAAGACCTGGCTGCGCAGCTACAAGGACGACCCCGAGTACCGGTGCGCCACGACCGGCCACGCCATTGATGTAGAACAAGTGATTGGGTGGCGATATGTATAACCCACAGGCACAAGCATCATTCAATCTGGCAGAGCTGCTGGATCTGATGGTGACCATCGAGGTGGGTGTGCTGTTGCGCCCCATCGAGAACCCGCACACCGTTGCCCGGCAGATCAGTCGAGCACTGCTGGATACATGGCCCATCCGGGCTGTATCAAACCGAGAAACCCTTGTCGCGTTGTCAACCATGAGGCATGCGTACAACGGCGTGAAGGCAGGGACCAAACATCTGGAGACTGAATATGAATACTGCACACCTCAGGAATATGTCCGACGCCGAGTTCGTTAGGGTCATCGGCGCTGACTTGGACAACAACGCGGACCCAGTGCTGGTTGAGGCCATCGACAGGTTGGACAACCACGTCCGCAACTGCCCACAGATCGAACCGGAGAACCCCAATGGCTCAGACACCTGAAGGCCGCGTCAAAGATGCGGTAAAGAAACTGCTGAAGTCCCGAGGCATCTGGTATTACATGCCAGTGCAGAATGGTATGGGCGTGGTTGGTATCCCTGATATCATCGCCTGCTGGGATGGATTGTTCCTCGCCATTGAGACCAAGGCACCACTCAAAAACCCTACCACCCTGGCCCAGCGTTGGAACAAGGCCACCCCCAACCAGCAGCGCAGGATCGAAGAGATCAACGCAGCAGGCGGGCTGGCTTTGGTTGTCGACGACGTTGAGCAGGTACGTGCCATACTGGACCACCCCATGATCGCTGCCGTTGCACGAGCATCACTGGGCGGGCAGCCACAGTAACAGGAGGTTTATCGTGATCGTAGTCCCGCAGAAGAAGGCGCTCATCCTGAAGCTGCGCGACCCGAGCAAGGTTGTATCGGTACTACCAAAGTCCAAGGTGGTGAACTACAAGGGACAGCAGCTGCTTGCTGTCCCTCACCGCCGGGATGAGGTTAAGTTCCTGCGCAACATTGGTCTGGATGCGCCCAGTCCCGCTGAGTATTACTACCAGTGGTCAGGGATGCGTGACCCATTCCACACCCAGCGCAAGACCGTAGGGTTCCTGACACTATACAGCCGGGCGTACTGCCTCAACGGCATGGGTACCGGCAAGACCTTGAGTGCGTTGTGGGCAGCGGATTACCTGCGCAAGCAAAAGCTGATCAAGAAGATCCTCGTGGTGGCCCCGCTATCCACGCTGGAACGGACATGGGCCGACGAGGTATGGCAGCACTTCCCCCATCTGGAGGCGGTGGTACTGCACGGCTCCCGGGATCGGCGGCTGAAGTTACTGGCGTCCGACGCTGACATCTACATCGTGAACCACCACGGTCTTGAGATCTTGGAGAAGGATCTGGCCAAGCGGGCGGACATTGACCTCATCATCATTGATGAGCTGGCTGTGTACCGTAACGCTCAGACCAAGATGTGGAAGGCAGCCAACCGGATCTGCAACCAGCAACACCCACGTAGTGTGTGGGGTTTGACGGGCACACCGATACCGAACTCACCAACCGATGCGTTCGGGCAGATCAGGCTGGTTACCCCGAACCAAGTGCCCAAGTATTTCAACCGCTTCAGGGACATGCTGATGCGACAGGTCAACCAGTTCATCTGGGTACCACGCAACGACGCCGTGGATCAGGTGCACTCCCTGATGCAGCCGAGCATTCGGTTCTCACTCGATGAGTGTACTGACTTGCCCCCGCAGGTTGTGGTGCAGCGTCAGGCTGAGCTGAGCCCCGAGCAGAAGCGGGCGTACAAGGACATGTTCGACAAGCTCAAGGCCGAGCACGATGGCGGCGAGATCATGGCCGTCAACGAGGCGGTCAAGGCAGGCAAGCTGCTGCAGATCTGCTGCGGTGTGGTGTACGACGTGAACGGCGCCGACGTGGTGCTGCCCATGCCCAACCGACTGGCGATCGTGGATGAGTTGATCGAGGAGTCAGAGGGCAAGGTCATCATATTCGTACCGTTCACCGGGGCGCTCAATGCGGTAGCCGAACATGTGTCCAAGACCCTGAGCGTTACACCCGAGCACAAGTCGCAGCTGTCAGCGGCCCGCATGAAAGGCGAGCGGGTAATCAACGAGACCACAGCTGTCGTCGACGGGTCCGTATCCAAGAACAAGCGAGACCAGATCTTCGGGGACTTCCAGAAAGCGCAGTACCCCCGAGTGCTGGTGGCCCAGCCTGCGACCATGAGCCACGGCCTGACCCTGACTGCAGGCACGACCATCATCTGGTTCGCACCGACACACAGCAACGAGACATTCGAGCAGGCCAATGCCCGAGTACGGCGGCCGGGGCAGACACGATCCACCGTGATCGCCTGCATATCCGGCTCAGCTATTGAGGACAAGTGCTACACCCGACTGAAGAACCGCCAGTCAACCCAGGGTGTGTTACTTGATATGTTTAAATCCACTTGACAAGTGGTTAACACCTGTTAACCTGTTAACACCACCACAAGGAGACACACCATGAGCATGCGAGTCGATGACCTCGTAGCCAAGTACGTTGAGCTACGGGATAAGAAGTCTGCCATGAAGAAGCAGTTCGATGAGAAGATGAAGCCGTTGAACAAAGCGATGGAGCAGATCGAAGCGGCCCTGTTGAAGACCTCGATCGCCACCGGTATCGAGAGCTTCAAGACTGGCTCAGGCACAGCCTACGTAGCCACCCAGACCAGCGCATCCATCGCTGATTGGGATTCATACCGCGACTTCCTTGATTCCCTGCCGGAGGAAGAACGCTGGTACTACGTGGACAAGCGAGCCAACAAAACCGCCATTGAGCAGTACAAGCAAGACAACAGCGACCTGCCTCCGGGCATCAACTGGTCGGAACGTCGCACTATCAACGTTAGGAGATCGTAATGAGCGCTGAACATGACAAAGAAGCACAGGCCCTGATGGATGCCCACCAAGCTGAGATCAGTCAGTTGATCGACGGGCTGAACGCCTTGTACGAAGGGCACGACATCCGCGCAGTAGTCGCCGCCTCTGAAGCAGGCTTCGCTGCCGCCCTGGCGCAGTTTATCGTCACTGCGGCCGAGTCCAATCAGGAGCGGCAGGAACTGCTGGAGCAGGTGGTGGGTAACCTCGTTGGTAACATCGCCCGCCACATCTTCGACGAACACCAGATTGCACAGCCGCAGTCTGACATCATTCTGAAAGCATAAGGAGCTACACCATGAGCAACATCATTCCTTTCTCTGAGTCATCGCTGCCGGCTCACCTGCGCAAAGATAGCAACGAGACCTTGGCTGATGACCTGATCGTCAGTGGCGGTGGGTTCCCGGTCATGTCCATCAAGGGCAAGGTGTTCACCATCAAGCGCGGTGATGAGGACACCATCCTGATGCGCCCGGATGACGACGAGACCCCGGCCTCCGGTATCGAGGTTGTGCTGCTGCGCGCCCAGAAGGCTGTGACCAAGACCTTCTACTCCACCGGCTACACTGATGGCGCTGACGCCAAGCCGACCTGCTACTCCAATGACGGCATCGCTCCGGCGGCTGACGCTGAGGACCCGCAGTGCAACAAGTGCGCTATCTGCCCGCACAACCAGTGGGGTTCGCGTATCACTGACAACGGCAAAGAAGCCAAGGCTTGTCAGGATAACAAGCGTATCGCCATCGCAGCTCCCGGCACCATCAATGACCCGATGCTGCTGCGCATCCCGCCGGGATCTTTCAAGGCACTGACCGAGTACGCCAAGCTGCTGAAAACCCGCGGCCTTGACTACAACATGGTGCTGACCCGTGTGTCCTTCGAGGCAGCGGCAGCGGTACCGCAGCTGAAGTTCAAGCCGATGGGATTCCTCGACGCCGCGACCTACGAGAAGGTCAAGGCTGAGTTCAATTCGGATCTGGTGCAGGACATCATCGGTATCACCGGTGCCCCGGTACCGCCCGTTGCTGAGGACACCCCCGCCGGCGACGCTGTTGACAGCGAGGCTGCACGCAAGGCCAAGCAGGACGCCATTGCCAAGGCCAAGGCTGAGGACGCCAAGGCCAAGGCTGAGGAAGCCAAGGCTGAGGAAGCCAAGGCTGAGGAAGCCAAGGCCCCGCCTAAGAAGCGTGCTCCGGCTAAGACAACTGAGGCGCCGAAGCGTGAGTTGAAGCTTACCCAGGCAGCCATCGACGAAGGCTACACACTCAAGGACTTCAAGGATGATGAGTGGCACGATGACGACATCGTGGCTGAAGGTTGGGCCGAGTGGGTTGAGGTAGAGGCCAAGGCACCGCCGAAGAAACGCGCGCCTGCCAAGAAAGCCCCGGCCAAGAAAGCCCCGGCCAAGAAAGCCCCCGAGGCTGAGCCGGAAGCTGCCGAGACCAAACAGGCAGACTCGCTGGTGGATGTGCCGGTCGATGACGCCCTGGCCGACGCACTGGCTGAGCTGGACGACCTGAACTTCGACGACTAATCACCCCGATGGGGGGCTGCGCATCCCTTACCACGCAGACCGGAGGACTTATGGAATACTCAAGCGAAGATATGGACCGGATCATGACAGCGTCAAAGCTGGGCCAGTCCGACGTAGCCCGCTTGCTGGGGGTATCACGCATCACCGTGTACAACTGGCTGAAAGGCGGCGAACCACACAAACTACTCCGCACCAAGGTGCACAAACTGTTCGGGGCGCTGGACCGTGCAACCGAAGCCGGAGACCTACCGATCCTCGACCGAAAGCTGGACGAGCGCAACACGAAACTTGTTGCCATAGTCCGCCGGCATCTATGATGGCAGTTTAATCGGGGTTATTAGCGGGGTGATGTAATGAAAACGAGGGAATTTTTGTCTCGGGTCGTCCCGACCGCTGGCATCAAGTACCTCGCTGAACTCAAGTCCTTTCAAAAAGACGGCAAAGACATATCCTACTTCAAGCACTACCCATACGAAAGCATAGGTGCCATGGCAGGCGCTGCGCTGGAGCTGGATGAGGAAGGTTGTGCTGTTTATTTTGCACTGGCTGGGTTCAGCGATCCGGTCGAGACTACCAACAAGAAAACCGGCAAGCCCAAGACACTGTACCGTACTCAGTCGCAGGCCGTTGCAGTCAAGGCATTCTGGGCTGACATCGACTGCGGTGAAGCCAAGGCCGAGACCGGTCAGGGGTATGCCACCAAGCAGGAAGCGGCGCAAGCAGTCAAGCGGTTCTGCCAAGCCACACAACTGCCGGTCCCGCTGATAGTAGACTCAGGTTCAGGCCTGCACTGCTACTGGACGCTGGCCTCCGAGATCCCGGGTGATCAATGGATCAGAGTTGCGCCCTACTGGCGCGCTGTACTGAACCACTTCCACTTGAGATCTGACCCGGCCCGTGACATGGACGTGGCCAGTGTCCTCCGCCCGGTCGGCACCACCAACCGCAAGGCGGGGGTGGATCGCACAGTCAAGGCTGTGGTTGTTGGGCAGGAGAACATCCCGCCCGGCGAATTCATCAAGCAACTGATCCGCCTTATCAAGAGCAGCGAGATCCCGGTGGCGCCGCGCAAGACACCGGTCCCGGCACACCTGCAGGGCCCCAGCCTGAACGACGACCTCGCGGTTACTCGGGAGTACCCACCCAGCTCAGCAACGCTGGTGATTGAGAAGTGCGCGCAGATGCGCGAGTTTGCCGATATGCGGGGCGATGTCAGCGAGCCTATCTGGCGACTGGCCTTGGGGCTAATCAAGCACACAGTGGAGGGTGAGGACCTTGCGCACGACCTCAGCTCGGGGCACCCGGACTACGACGCCGACGAGACTCAGGAAAAACTGGATCGCTGGGAGGTAGGACCCCCGAGTTGTGCCGCATTCAGCAGCCACAACTGCAGCCACTGCGACGACTGCCCATATAATGGCAAGATCACCTCGCCAATACAGCTGGGTGTGCAGAAGTCAGAGGAATCCACTACAAAAACAATCGAGACCGAGAACGAGTCCATCGCGTTGGAGCTGCCGCCCGGCTTTTCTATCATGAATATGCAGTTGCACCGGGCGTTGGAGGATTCCGACGGGCTGGTGTACCACGTACCAGTGGTATCCAACGTCTTTCACGTTGTCGAGCGGGTGTTCCACGTAGCCACGGGGACATTCGACATGGTGTGCCGAGTGATCAAGGCACGGGGGAAAATCAAGACGTTCACACTGCCCACCAGTATGGTGCAGTCCAGCAAACTGGCTGAGACATTGGCAGGATATGAGGTATTCGTCATGAGCAAAGCAATGGAGCACGTTCGAGAGTTCCTGCGCTTATCCAATGAGATGCTGGCAGCGCAGACCGACGAGAGCCGCAGCGTACCCTGCATGGGGTGGAGCAGCGACATGTCTGAGTTCGTATTCGGCACCGATGTGTACAGAACCGACGGCACCGTGGGTTCAGTGGTGCCGGACTCGCATTCCCTAACCGATGCGGCCGCTGTCGACATCAGCCGAGGGAATGTTGAGGGCTGGTCCGAGGGGGTGAATCTGGTGTACGCCCGCCCGGGTATGGAAGTTATGCAGTATGCTATCTGCAGTGCGTTCGGCTCCACGCTGGCTCCGCTGGTAGGCAGCTCCACCTACAAGGGTGTGCTGCTGGCACTGTCATCGGTCGAGTCCGGCCTTGGCAAGACCACGGTGGCACACTTCGCCCTCAGTGCGTTCGGTGATCCCGATGCATTGACCGTCGATGGCAAGGACGGGGCCACAGCCAACGCCTTGTTCGCTCGCATGGCCACGCTGAACAACCTCCCGCTGCTGCTGGATGAGTTCTCTGACGTGGACCCGAAGTTCCTGTCAGTGTTGGCCTACTCCACCATCAATGGCCGTGAGCGCCGCCGGCTGAAGCAGAGCGGCGAGCTGCGTGAGGAGCGCACCTGGGCCATGAGCCCATTCATCACCAGTAACACCAACCTCGGGCGTGTGCTCATGGCTGAGGGCGTGAACAACGAGGCGCAGGCTGTGCGTATCATGGAGTTCTCACTGGATCGCTGCCGCATACCGAAGCTGACCCCGCACCAGATGCTGGAAGCGGAGCAGTTGGTGCGAGACAACGTGGGTGTGGCCGGCCGCGCGTTCATGGCAGCCGTTACGCAAGACCTTGACGGTATGGAGGAGCGTGTTGCCAAGTGGTTCACCCGTATCATCGAGCACGACCCCCGGTTCACCGAGAGCAAGTTCCGGTTCTACCGTGGGCACATGGCCACGACCCTGGCTGCCGGCGAGCTGCTGGTTGAGATGGGTCTGGTCAGGTTCAACATCGAGGCGGTGTTCAAGTGGGTCAGCGACTACCTGCTGGGTGTCATGGAGACAATTACCGAGACCTTCCAATCCCTGACAGACGACGCTATCAGTCGCATGATCGACAGCTTCAGCCCGAACCTGATCGTGACGCGAGGCTTCAGTGACGGCAAGAAGGGTGTGGAAACTCCACTGCGCCCGGTGCATGGTGAACCGATGGGCCGCTGCATTATGGGCGGCGATCAGGTACCACGCGAGCTGCATCAGGTGTTGATGATCCCGCGTCAGCGAGTCCGTGCATGGTGTGTCGCCCACCGGGTCGACTACGATTCCATGATTGCCAACGGGCGCAACGAGGGGATGGTCATCGACTCACCGTTCCACGGCGAGGAGCGTGTCAGTATCAGTAAGGGCACTGACGTGGTAGCAGGGCGAGTACGGTGTGACTTCTTCGATCTGGCGCGGATCTCAGGCGGTGTTCGCCTGATACCAGTGGCTGACAAGAAGGGTAAAGCTGAGGACTTGGCGGTATAAAAGTCCCCCCCATCCCTGGGGGGGGTGTCAACCACCACACAAAGCACATCATCAACGGACGAGAGGCTCGACAAATCCAGCAGCAGAGTCGGTGGTACGGACACCACCGACGACCTTCTGCTCCTCCCGCTTTCTTGCAAAGGGGGCTCGCCTCAGGTCACTGATCGGCTGTCGAGCAAACCCATTATTAACCCTGACGGCTTGAAGTTCAAGCCAATCCCGCTCCACCTCCCGCTTCTTGGCTGCGTCGTTGTCCTTGTAGGCCTCGATGAAGTCTCGTTTCAGCTGGCTCGACCGGCTGCTGAAGTGATCCTCGTACGTGCGCTTGAGCGCATTCACGTCCCTCGGGCGCGTCGTCCTCAACGTCGGCGCACCCATTCCCATCATCACTGTGTCATAGAACGACAGCAGTTCAGGGTCCAGCAGGGTCCTGCCTGCTCGGTCTTTGATCCCCTCGTTACTGGCTTCGTATGCCCGGATCGCATCGCGCGCTCCCTTCGGCATCAACTGAGCCATACCTTGTGCAAACTCCCCTTGCCTCATCCGATTGATACCATCCAGTGCCTGCGGCAGTGTGCCTGACAGGAACGGACCAGCAGCGGCAGCCAGCATCTTCTCGTAGCTGTTGCGATCCAGCCCGTAGTCCGCGAACGGGAGCGGGTCGAGCATCTGTCCCGCCCCGATACGACCGCTGAAGTTGATACCCAGTGCGGTAGGTGCACCGTACAGCAGGAAGTCGGCCATCTTGTTGTCGCCCAGCGCCCGGCGTACCACCACCTCGAACTCGCGCGGGTCGTCATCGTCACCACCCGTTGCCCACATGATCAGCGGCCAGATCAGACCCGCTGCAGGGATGCCCATGGCACCGGCGAACAGTGCGTGGGTACCGAACAGGTTGATCATCGTGGCGCGGGCGACGGCCCGTTCCTCCTTCGTTGCCCCGGCCAGAGCCTTGTGCATCTGGCGGGCGAACAGGCTGACTTGGATCACCTGGAACTTACGGAACTGCGTCATGATCCGTGGCAGGTACCGGATCGCCGTCGGCGCGTTGGCGTTGGAGTAGTCACCATGGGTCTCGACGGTCACGCGGTCAGCATACTTCAGTGCCGCAGCGTACTGTTCCTCCGGTGTCAGCGCCGGGTCCGCATTCTCCATGGACATACGGAACCCGGCCAGCGCCGTACCCATGCGGTTGATCACCTCCAGCTTTCGCACCGCCATATTGCTATTGCGCATGACTTTGTTAATCAGCTTGGATGCCGGCCCGGTGTTCTCCCAGTACCCCAGCTCAGCGCTGATACCAAAGTCCAATGTGCCTCGGTTCTGCAGCTCCTCCAGCATGCGCTTCTCTGCGGCGGTACCCTTAAACGCGTCGAGGTTCGCGGCCTCCTGCCATGACGACACGATCAAGGTCTTGCCCGCATCCTGGGTACCACGCAGGAGTTCCTTGGCGGCCTTGAACCGGCCGAATTTACCTGCCAGCACGGGCAGCGACATGATCCACGGTTGGAATGCGTTCTGCATGTAGTAGGATGGGCTGGTTACCAGCATCCAGAAGGAGTTGCCCGCCAGTATCTTGTCCTGCACCGGGCTGTCCCGGTAGTCGAGGTCCATAATCTGGCGCTTCAGCAGCTCGTTACGCAGCGCTGTCCGGGCGATGGTGTCCCGGTGTGTGTCACCTTCACGGCGCTGCTTCGACTCCTCGCGCATCATGGTGGTGGCCTGCACGATCTGGTCGCCGTACTCCATGGATGCCAGCAGGTGAGCGTCAGCGCGCCCCTGCGTGGCGAACGCCGCGGTCATGTCCTGACTTGCACCGGTAACCCTGCGTCGCTTCTGGGCGGCGTGGCGGGCGTTCTGCTCGGTCAGGGTTGAGATGTATAGATCCACCAGCAGCTTGTCGATGACCCGCTTGGCTTTCTCGCTGCCTTCAAACTGCTCAGCAAACCGGGCTCGCAGCTGTCGGATGGCGTCGAAGCTGGTCTCACTGAAGTGGGTACCTGCCTCCTCTTTCTGCCCAGCCCACACACCTTCACGCCCGAACTGCGCTTCCAGCTCTTTGGCGCGGGCTTCGGCCTGCCGCTGGTTCTGAACGAACTCAACCACGTAATGGTTTGAGTCTGCCTCCATACCCCGGGTTGATTCGTTGTTCGCCTGTGCCTGGCGGAACGCATCGGACTTGGCCACCACCACGTAGTTACCGTAGCGGCGCAGCGGTGCGTACGGACCCTGCAGCTGACCGATCAGCTCACCAGACTCACGCAGCTTGACCGCCCGCTCCCGCTCGATACGGCGCAGCTCAGCCGGGTCGGTTGTTTGTGCGGCCAGGGCGTCATACTCACCGGCCACCACGCGCTGGAGCTGCGCGATCTTGGCGCGGTAGATTCGGTCGGAGTACCGGAACGCTTCGACCAGTGCTTCCCGCCCTTCCTGCGGCAGTCGCCTGAAGGCCGCGGCCATCCCCGGGTCAATTACTGCATCGTCCCGCCAGTCAGGCTCGAACCCCCACTTACCTTCCACCGTCATGCGGTAGATCAGGCGCTCGGTCTGGGTGCGTACCGCTTGTGGCAGGGTACCCAGCCGGGTAACCACCTCGTCCACTTCCAGCTGCAGCTCGTTAACGCGGGTAGCCTTACGGCGGCTCGCTGCTTCCAGTCGTTCGGCTGAATCCAGACCCAGCTCCTTGGCTGACTGCACAAGGTCTGAGGTAAATGACAACCCGTTGGTCACCCAGCGGGTGAACTGGTCCGCTACCGGGCGAACCGTGGCGAACAGCTCGCTGCCCAGTCGGTTGAAGTCACCCCGGTTGGCGTTGCTGTTGTCGCCTACTATGTCGACCTGCTGCGAGACACCCTCAACCTGCATCGACAACCCGACCTCATTCCCTACATCCACCAGGTCCAAGGCATCACTGTTCAGGACACCTTCGATGGCAGCCAGTGTGCGGGCCAGCGCATTCTCAGACCCAGCGTCAATGCCAAGGAATCGGCCCACCGCATTCACAATGGCGTCCCACATTGTCTGCCACTTGGACTTCGGCATGGGGATGCTGCGCAGGTAGTCCTGCATGTCCCGGTTGGTCAGCGCCCATGCGATGAACTCGTCGAGGTCAGCCCACGCGTTGTTATAGCCTTTGGCCGAACGCGTCTCGAAATCAGTGAGCGTCCCTCCCGCGTATTTGGCGTTGCGTATCCGGGCGTTTATGTAGTCCACAACGTAGTTGCGCACGGCGTTCAGCTCGCTGATAAGCTGCCCGACCTCAGTATTCTGAGCAGCTTGAAGCAGCCCGATCCTTACGGCAGACCTGGTGGCAAGGTGGGCTGCTTCATGCAGTACAGTCTCAAAACTGGTACCCACCTTGCCGGTTACGTCTGGGCCGTTCAGCATCATGAACGATGTCTCGCCGCCCGAGGACGCGATAGCTCGGGCACCAATCAGTTCTACTGGTACGCGGTCGCCCACTTTCACCACCCGCACTGGCTCGAACACCACACCCACACTCTCAAGCTCTCGGATGCGCATGGCCAGCTGCTCAGCAATGATCGCTTGGTCTTCGTACTGCGTGTTCTCTGCGATCCAATCGAGGGCGTCGGCCACCGACTTCCCGGCCACATTTTCTGCTACCAGCTGGGCTTCTTCCGGTGTCGGGTCGAGGTTATCGAGGCGGTCGCCTTGATTGAACGACTGCTTCACGATGCGGCGTTTCTTCTTGACCTTGATCTTCGCGGTGCCTTTGGGCGGCAGCGGAGGCGGCAGCGAGTCAGCCGGCACAAACAGATCGTCCGCCTCAGCAGCAGTTTGACCGACCTCGACTGTTTCGGCGCTCTCAATATCCGCTTTCTGCGACTCAGTGAGCGCGGCTAACTCGGCGTCTGGGTCTGCAAGAAGGAGAGAAGATCTATTGGCTCGGGCTGTGCTGCGATCCTGTCGAGTAAGTCGGCTCGCCGTAGCTCTCTGGACTTCTGTGAGTCGGGCAAGCTCTTGTCTGAGTTCACGTACTCGCGTGTCAACCGAGCCAGTTGTTCTGCGTCCATCAGTAAAGTCCTCGTTAATTGTTTCCATCTCCAGCTGGATCTCAGCAGGAGTCATTTGGTTATTCGGGTCGGCCGCCGCAGATGCCAATGAGTAGAAATCCAGTAGGGCCTGAGTATCCAGCTGACTACCCAGCACCCAACCAGGGCCGCGCCGCTGGTCCCAAACAACACGCAATGATTCGACCACGGTGTCGCCCAAAGACTGCAGCTGTGCTTCCTGGGCCGCAATCAACTCCTCCGCGCGGGCGATGGCGACCTCGGTCATGCTCAACTGTTCGTTTGTCTCCTCAAGGAGCTTCATGTCTTGGGTCAAGACTGGGGCAGGGACCGCCCCCGGGCCACCGCTATTTGATGAGGGGGTGTCGATCACGTTCAGGTTACCGGATACCAGCTCAGCGACATCCAGTTCGTTACCCGCTGCGTCCGATCGCGCAGCCACCGGCACGGTGCCCGCCACGTTTTCGTATGCCTCGACTTTGCGGTTCTCGCGGGCAGATTCTTGCAGCCGGTCACGCACTGTTTCCGGGTCGTACCCCAGTTCTGCTGCCAACGCATCAGCGATACGACCCCGCGATTTATTTATCATTTGTCGACTGATGCCGAACCGGCTACCAATCTCCTCCAGCATTAACCGGCCCTTGGTGTCGAGGATGTCTACACCGTTGGCGATCGCACCGACGATGTAGTCGTACATCATGGCGATTTGTGGTGCCCCGGCCTTGCCACCTTGCTTGCCCAGCGTACGGTGCGCACCGTACGATTCCAGCACCTCAGCCACAGGCCGGCCAGTCAGCCGCTCAATCGCTGTCGTGATAGCTGACTTGTTGATCTTGCTCGCGCCGTCGTAGGCACCCACCAACGCAGCAACTGCTTGGCTAGTGGTTTGGGCTTTCTTCAGCGCGTTAACCAGCGGCTTGTGTTTCAGCCCGGCGGTCTCTACCTCCTCAGCGATGTTCACGTCACCGAGTGGTACGTTTAACCCAGCCCGAATCGAGGAGTTGGTAGCCAGCATCGCCGGCGTGGCACCTACGGCAGGTACTTCCGCAGCAGGCGCAGCCTCAGCGGGTGCCGCCGGTACTTCCGCAGCAGGGGTAGCAGGCGCAGCCTCAGCGGCGGCTTGCTCGGCGGGTGCAGCCGGTACTTCTGCAGTGGGGGTGGGCGTGACCTCAGCGGCGGCTTGCTCGGCGGGGTTCGCGCCAATCGGGTACCCGGTGATCTCCTGATACATCGCATCCAGTACAGCGGCGGTACGCGCGCTACTTGTCGACTCGTAAAAATCCTCCATCGTCTGCAGCAGCTCGCCAGTGGTGGCGGCTTTACTCAACCGCGTGGCGATGCGGTCATCCGGGCGGCCGGCGTTCTCGGGCAGTGCGGCACCCACTTCACGCACGCGTTTGCGCAGCGCGGCTACGTCGGTGAACGGGCTCGGTGCGGCGGGGTCTACTACAGGCAGTGGTAATGGTGCAGTATCACCAAAGTCGAACGTACCCTGGGCATCAGGCGCTACCGCCGGCTCAACCGGCGCGTTGGGCGCAGCTGGCTGCGGCCACTGCTCAGCGACCAGTGCAGACAGCGACGCTTGTTCCTGCCCCAGCGCAGCAATGCGGCGCCATGATTTTGCAGCTGCCTCGGGGCTGGTCAACGGGTCAATGTTTTTACCACGCTCTTTGGCGATCTCTGTGGCTATCGTGTTCAGCCGCTTGTTCGCCTCAGGCTCCGTCATCTGACTTGGCTTCACACCACGTTCTTCGAGGGCAGCGCGGACCTCACCCATACGTTCGGTCGCTTGGATGGCCGCTTCATAATCCCCCGATTCAGCCAGCTGCTGGGCCTGACTGGCCAGTTGGCTCAGCTCCACACGGAGCAAGGGCACTGGGTCGGGAGCGTCCAAATCCAACTCAGTCTGCGCACCGTCAGGCTGCACTTGAGGTGTGACTTCCGGGTCAGCGATGAGATCTACCGGTTCGACGCTGGTAGGCTCTGGCTCCGCGTCGAAGTCAAACGACTGCTGTGGTGTTGATGGGTCGCCATTCAGGAACTGCTCAAGTTCACCCTGTTGGCGCTTGGCCTTGGCCAGTTCGGCCATCGTCTTCTTCGCTTTATCCGGGTCGGCCGCCAGCAAGTCACCGTTCAACTGGCCGGACAGTTTGTTGACCTGTTTCTGTATCGAATCCAGCTCCTTGGCCGCCGCTTCAGGCGACAGCAGCGAGGGGTTCAGATCGTTGGCTTCGGCCTCTTTGCGGATCTCGCTCATGCGGTCCAGCAGCTGCACCGCCTGTTCCGGGTTGGTCTGATTCAGCTCCTGTACCTGGCGGGCGAGAAGACCATACTCGCTGCGCGCCGTGTTGATGTCGAATTGGGGTACCGGTGCGTCCGGGGCTCCTTCCGGCGGCGTCAGTTCAAACTCGGTGTCAGTGTTGCCACCGCTGGCCGGGCGTTTGGGGGGCATCAGGTTGATCGTGCCGCCCATCATGCCGCCAACGACAGCACCGGCAGCCATGTTCTTGCCAAGGTCCTGATCCCACTCGTCATCGCGGGCCACGTTACCAATGACGGTTTCTATGGCTGACTGCGGCATCTCCTCAAACAAACCTTCCGACACCACACCGCCGGCGACACGACCAGCAGTACGCGTCGCCGCTGCCCGAATACCGGGCTGCAGTGTGCCAGCGGCCGCATCGGTTGCGCCTCGACCCAGGCCACCCACCAATATGTCGAGGTCAGTCAGCCCCATGCGTCGGGACGCAGCTCCACCGGCTACACCCAAGGTACCACCAAGCAAACCGATCCCCGTACTTGCCAGAGCGGCCTTGCGAGGGTCGACGCCGTCGCCAACCAGATCGCCCATCGCCTGACCGGCCATGACCGCACCTTCACCGGCACCGACACTGGTCAACCCCTTCAACCCCGCAGCGCCACGCAATGCCTTCCCGTACACACCGCCCAATGCCATACCGGGTAAGGATTCAGCCCCCATGGAAAGGGCGTAAGTCGGGTTACGCAGCAGCGCCATGGCACTGTCACCGAAGCCCTGAGCTTGTTGGAACTCCCGCTCCCCCTGCTGGTGTGTCTGCGAGAAATCGCGCTGCGCGGCTTCGTTGGCCCACGTATCGAAGTCCAGACCGGTCAGGTCACCGATCGCGTCCCATCCTTCAGACACCATGGGGCGACCGGTCACGGCGGCGACAGGGATATCGAGGAGGCCAGTCACGGCGGAGGGGGCGCGGAGTACGCCGACCTTCAAGGCGGTGCCGAGGTCGCCGAGGAGGCCATCGTTACGTTCTGAGTCGAGGCGGCGTTGTTCGCGGGCAGCGGCCCGATCCGCGAGGGCCTGCCGCTGCTGTTCGTAGAAGTTGTTAGGGCCGGAAGCCATAGGGTTACTCCTGTGGCGACGCCCCCTTCTGCTGCCGGGCGGCGTCAATCATCTTATTGAGCTTGTCGGTGCCGAAGTGCATGACCACGTCGGCCGGGATCACAAACTCACCACTATCTAGTTTGGCCGGGCGCTGCCCGTCAATGACCGCAGGGATGGAGTCAATAGGCGCCTGCGGGTCAGGGTCCACCACAACTTTACCACCGACGCTACGCGGGTCGCCATCTTCCGGCACCAAACCGCCATTTGCGAAAGCCAATGCGCCTGCCGGCTGTTGCATTGCCCGACCACCGTCACCCACGTTAAGGAACTGCTCCAACGAGATCACCGGCAGCCCCAGGGACTTAGCCCCTATAGCGTACTGGCGGTAGCGGTTGATCTCGTCCAAGACGGCGGGGGCTTCCGGGGCGTCGCCGTAACCGGCACCACGCACCAAACCGCCTTCCGCGTATCGGTCCTCGGGAGCGGCCTGCCCTGACTGGAACCGCGACTCCAGTGCACTCAGACGGTCCCCATAGGTCTGCTCGAGCAACTCCCAAACGGGGTCGTCTTCGGTGTAGCCCTTGGCCAGGAGATCCGCCTGGGCATCTGCGAACCAGTCCGCCAGCTGCTGCTGCTGCGCGGGCTCGGAGTTCTGCAGATCGTAAGCAAACTGCACCTGATCCCGCGCCCCTTGGTTTGTCAATGCTGTGTTCGCGAGTTGGTTCGCGCCCTGGAGACGTGTGTTCGCGAGTTGGTTCGCGCCCTGGAGACGTGTGTTCGCGAGTTGGTTCTGGCCTTGTCCCTGCAAGTACCCCAACTGGTTCTGGCCCTGCAGCTCAGTGTTGCGCAGACCGTACTCGCCACGCAGGCGTGCCAGATCCAAGGCGCCGCCTGCTTGGTCGGCGTTGCTCTGCATCCCGAAATAGCCCTGCATGGCCGCACGGATCAGTTCGTTGTTGTATTGATTGTCCGCCCGGATGGACCGAGCGTTCCGGGGCCGCCCGTTGATCTCGGTCTGAACGTCGAGCAGCGGGAGGGATGAGATCAACCTGTTTAAATTTTGGGACACGTCGCCCACGCCCACGCCACCGCCGCCACGAGTACGGCCCCCGCCAATGCCGCCCGAGGTGTAAGTGCCAGGTTCGACGCCGTCCATCATCTCCATACGCATCAGCCGGGTCTGTGCGCGGATCGCGTTGGCTCGTCGCATCGCCTCGTTTACAGCGGCCATGTCGCCCGCAGAGTTGACCCGGATGCCCGTAGTGTTCCGAGCAGTCCGAGCATTCCGGCGCTCCGGTGACTCATAGTACACGCGTCCGCCCGCAAGCCCCTCATTGCCGGGAGCCGTATCGGTGCTACCGGAACCCCGATTACCGTACCCGGCCAACGCCTCTGATACCATTCGCTGCGCGATCTCGGGCGTAACAGCATCGGCCTTGTCCTCATCACTAAGGACCTCAAACGAACCGACGGTGCGCGGGACCGATCGAGACCCAGGGCGCCGAGTACGGTTAGGCATTTGTTCCGGGGTGTAACCGGCGGGAACGTCGGTCGTCGGCAGCTCTTTGGGTGCAAACTTGCGCAGGAAGTCCCACTGCGACCCCGCGACGTGCGGCTCTGCGTTAGTGAACGCGGCACCGACTCGGTTCATCGCAGACACAAACGCGGTCGGTTCCTGGGCCGGTCTCCCCAAAGCCACCTCACGCTGGGTTTTAACTGTCGACGGCGTAGTGGGTGCGTTAACTGCAGCCCTGCGAGAAGCCGCCAGCTGCTCAGAGCGCTGTTGCTGGGAGGCGAGGTTGGGGTCAATCGGGTTTCTGCTACCATCATCCCGATAGCTACTCATTGAGCCCAATGCACCAGCCTGGTCAGGATAAAGCGCCATGGTTATCTCCCTTTCAGCGTCCAGTTAACGGTAGCCCTTGGGTGTGGCCCCGTGTTCAATTGATAAATGTCACGCTTCATATCCCGCAGTGAATGCGCGGTAGGCCGCCCAATCAACCAACGCCAGGCGCCACTGCACCGGCACTTCAGGCTCACCCCCCTTAGCCATAGACTCGAGTGGGTCGCGGGCTACCCGCAGGCGCAGGGTGTAGGTGTTGTCCGGTACGGGGAATACCAGCAACTCCCCCGCGTTGTCGATCGACGCGCGGTAAGCCTGCGGGGCCCCATGCCCCGCCGCGAACGGGGCGTAGGCTGCCGGGCTCAGCTCGCGTCGCGTCTCTTCACAGTACACCGCAGAAACGTGCAGGACCGCCGGATGTAGTGGGTACGCGCTCACCCCGGCAGCCGTCGTGATCTGACTGGCGCCCCCGGTCGTGGAGACTAGGCAGTGCGTGAAGCGGGCCATAATCCGCTGGGCGTCGTCGAGATAAGCCAGCAACTCCTCGTCGCTCCACAGGGGTGGCACCGCCTCGTCCCGCAAGATGTTAACCCGCAGGTGTTCGAGGAGTTCCTCGGTGGTCATTACTCAGCCTCGTCGCCGCCAGTACCCAGATCCCCCAGCAAGTCATCCGCGACTGCTGCGTCTGCTGCCGGAGCCGGCTCTACTGCGGGTTTGGCCGGGGCTTTCTTGGCCGGGGCTTTCTTGGCCGGGGCCTTACGGGCCGGTTTCTTGTCGTCCAACTCGACCTCAACCATGTCGTTGCGGCGGGCCAGGTCAACGTTATATGGGTACATCTGGCCAGTGCCAGTATGCTTCAATGCTTTCATGTGCTAACTCCAGTGGTGTAGGGGGAAGGCGGGTTGCCCCGCCCACCATTAACCCATGTGTACGACAGCAGCCGACACGCGCACGCGCAGGGTTGTGTACTCCATAGTGGCCGGGCACTCGATAACGAGTTTGTCAGCGGTATCGTAGAACTTGCCAGCGGCAGTAGCTGCGCCCATAAGGCGAGTACCAGTGGTCGATACATCACCAGCAGCCACAAAGGCATCAGGGTCAGCCACATCACCCACGTTCATGGTCTGCGCTGCTTCGCCTGCCAGAACCTCGACGAATACTTTATGTACGAAAGTACCGGCCGGGATCTCCATCAGCTCAACGGTGTCAGCGGCAGCCAGGTTCTGGCGACCCGCGTCGAACTCGTTGGTGATGATGGTGTATGCCGGGGCACTGGCAGCGTTGGAGCCTGCACTACGGGCGACCGGCGTACCATCGGTATAAGCAATAAAGTTAGCCATTATCTCATCCTCTCAGTGTTCAGAGTGTGAGGGGGGCAACCCCCTCACCCTTAGGCCTTGGTAACGTAGCCCGCAGTCAGGCATTCGCCACGCAGCACTTCATGACCATAGACCATCAGACCACGCATGATGTTGCCGAAGGTAGACTCGGCGCGCAGCTGCTCAGTCTTGGTCAACTGGGTAGCGAAGGTCAGACCTTTGTTGGTACCGGCCAGGATGTGGGTAGTCGGAGTACCACCATCGTTGTAGCGCGGCAGCAGGTTGCTGTTGTAGATGGTGAAGCGGTCGATCACACCGACACGACCGTTACGCAGCGCAGATGTGCTGTCGCCCATCATTGAAGCGTTCTGGATATCGGACATCTTCAGCAGCGTGGTCGCCCAGTACGGCAGGAGCAGGAATCGACCGGTCTCCTCCACGTTCTGTTCATCCAGCACCTGGCCCATGTACAGGATCAGGTCGAGGATGTTGCTCTTGTCCAGACCGATCGGGCTGCCGAGGCTACCCAGGTCGATGTTGCCAGAGATGCGACCGGCAGTGGCACCCTGGTTTTCGGGCGCGATGTCAGGAACGATGGAACCCAGCACGCGGGTGTCGAGCTTGATCTTCATCTGCTCGGCGGCGTCCTCAGCCCACTTGTTCATCTGATCCACGTCCTGCTGCTTCTCGACGATGTCGTCGATGATGGCGGACCAGTAGAAACCCTTGTCGATCAGTAGCTCCTTGGTGTCGCCGTTCGGGCGCTGGTGCTGCAGGGTCTGACCGATCTTGTACTCATGGATATCCAGAGTAGGCAGAGTGCGGATGATTACCTTATCACCCTGGTTGCGGATCTCACCTTCGTAATCGGTATTCGAGATCTGCGACAACACCGTGGAGTCGTAGTACTTGTCGATCAGTTTGGACGACCAGATCTCAGGAATAAAAACACCAGAGTATTCCGGCTGGCCAGCTACCTTAGGATAAGCCATGATTGCTTCCTCACATTACTTTGAGTAGTCGACACGGCCTTCGCGCTGCGCAGCCATGATGTCCTTCTCGAGTTTAGCAAACTCTTCGGGCTTCATCGCCTTGCGGTTGGCATAAGCCTGCGCGATTTCAGTACGTGTCCACTGTTTCTTTTCGTTCGGGTCATCAACGACCGGGGCCGGAGCCGCCTTCGTCTTGCCCGGGGCTAATTGTCGTTCCAGTTTGGCACGGTTCGCTTCAACCGCAGCCTGCGCCTGTGCCGCCGGCTTGGCCTGCTTGCCATCCCATTCATTATAAAACTCCGCCAGTGTCACTGCATCCAGTGATTGCGCTGCGGTACCGAACACCCTGGCGCGGGCGCTCGAAGACTTCAGCCAATCAATGAACGCCGGGTCGGTGTCGGTTTTCTGCCAGTTCGGGGCGAGGCGTCCCAGCTCTTGCTGGAACCGTTCCTGCTGGGTCTCCTGCACAGACTGCTGGGTCTGGGTAAGGTTACCCTCCAGCTGTTTGATTCGGTTCTCCATGGCGTTGATCAGGTCTGCCTGTTCTTCCCGAGCTGCGCGGCGGGCGAGATCAATCAAGTCCGCACCAAACGCGTCAACATCCTTTTCCGAGATCAATGCAGAAGGGGCGGGTTCAGGCTCAGTAGGCTTGGCGGGGCCAGCCTGTGCCAGGGACGCCAACATATCCTGCAACTGCTCGATCTGACGATCGCGGGCCTTGATCATGCCATCAAGACTGCGCCAGCGCTGCTCCCACTTGGCTGCCTCATCGCGGGCTTTGGCCAGTGGGTCGTCATCTCCGAAATCCAACTGCTGCTGTTGACCACCCTCGGGTGCAGGCACACCTGGATCGGCCTCAGGGGGAGTACCTTCTGCCGGCACTGCCGGATCTGTACCCTCTGAAGTATCCAGCTCTGCCTCCGGGGTCTGTTGTTCCCCCGCAGCCATGCGGCGGATCATCTCATCAGCAGCTTCAGCGTTCTTTCGGATTGCTTGGGGACTTGCCATCTCTATCTCCTTCACGGTGCCGCCTACCGGCGCTTTCCGTTTCTCTGATTACGGGCGGATAAGCCCAAGGTATTTACGAAGCAACCGCGCCTGCCCCTGGAGGATGCGCACGTCGGTCTCTTCGCGCTGGTTAACAAGCATTTCTTTTATCTCATCGAATTGAGATTGCAGGTACTTCTCTACCTCGGTTCCCCGTAGGTGTAGGAAGGCCTGCTGTTGTTCTGGTGTAGGGTCGAGTCGGCTCATGTAGCCCTCTGCCTGTGGTGTATGTCCTTAACTATCATAGCACTTTTTCAGGTGTCAAGGAGTTAACGCATTGGGTGAAAAGTTATCAGTCACCGCGGCGCCATTCGCCAGCTGCTCGTCGCTCCCGATCTGGGGCTGCTGCTGTTGCGCGGCAGCTTGAGCCTGCATCTGTTGCGCTTCCATCGCTTCCATCGCTTCAGATGGCGGTACAATTTTCGACACATCCATCTCCAAGCCTTTCGCCACTTCGCGCAGTACTTCTGCACGGCCCTGGGGGCCGATGATCTGCGAGTCGAGCGGGTTGGCTGTAACCTGCAGGAACTCATTGCGCCGCAGCTGCAGAGATTCGAGCTGCATGAGACTGACCGCGCCGCGGGCTATAACCTGAGCGTCGCCCTTAACTGCCGGGTCCTCTGAATAAATCATGTTGTGTGCGTACAGTTTCTCAAGCAGCGGCTTGATCACACCCAGGTCGATGTTGGACACCACGCCCTTCAGCCCTTTGTTGGCCGCGTCCATCAGCATGGATAAGCCTGAGGCAGTACGACCAGCGCCGGCCACCCGGTCGGAACCGGCCATGTAGCGGGGGATCAGAGAGAAGTCGTCCGCAAACTGGTAGAACTTCTCGAGCACCGCCAAGAGTTCGTGGACGTTCATGTTCGGCTGGAAGAAGTCGATCGCTGGTGCTTGGTTGCCGCCCATTTCAGGATCGCGCACCTGCCAGATCTTCCATGGGTGTAGGTTGGTGATGTCCTCACCCGGGGGGAGGCGGTCGACGTTGACCGCAACCTGTGGTCCCGAGGCCAATCCCATGTTGTTGACCAACGCACGCACCGTAGCGTTGGCTACACCTTGCACATCATCCAGGATGTCCGGGAGCGACATGCCCCAGAACTGTCCGGGCAGCTCCTCGTATGAGGTTTTGTAGTAGGGGCGCATGCCCAGCGGGTCGTAGTTCAGCTGAGCCTTGATCACCCACCGGTCGATCATCCATACCGTGGATTCATAGGTAGCCTCGGGGTCGTCGATGTCTTCCTCCACCCCCCATGCCAGCAGGTCACGTCCTTTGATCGGGCCGTGGAACTCCAGGCAGTCGTAGCTGAATACCTTGTCCTTGAGGGGGTGCGGGATCTGATCTTCCTCACTGGCGTCCTCGGTGCGCAGGCCCAGCCAGCTGTCTCCGCCACACCCTTCGCGGAGCACGGCACGAATCGCGTCCTCGTCGAACCCCGGTGACCCAATCAAATCATAGAGGTCTTGATAGCTGAACGTCAGGTGCTCGATGAAGTACCCATCCTGCGGAGTGAGCGCGCCCGGTGCAGGGTATGCGCGGAACGGATCAACAGCCTCAAACTCCGGGGCGATTGAGTTCTCCACATTCGGAGCCATGTTCCCAGTGGCGTCGGTCGCCCACTTCAGGGATTTGCGCCGGCGCAGCACCGGACCTTTCATGATGGCTGCCGGGTAGGTGGTAAGGTATGCCAGAAACTCCGCCACTGCCGTGGTAAACCCACCCTGCAGAAGCTGGTCTGACATCAAGCGCTCCATACGGGCGGTTGTTTCTCGCGACTGCTCACGCAGGCGCTCCTCAGCGATATCATACTGAGTCGCGTGGATCTTGCGGACCATCTCCGGCGGCGGCATTTGCTGGGTCTGGCGGAACAGAACCGCCACTTCCATCGCAATCTCGCGCTCGATGTCGTCTTGGACATCAGGCGGAAACGTCGGTACCGGAGTAGGGGTCAGGGTCCAGGGTTTCTCGGTCTGCCCGAGGAACACGTCACGCAGCCACGACTCGACGGTGCGGCACTTGTTGGCAGTGATCCGGCAGTACTCCTCAGACCCACCAAACTGCTTAATGCTTGCCAGCTTGGCGTCGTCGTACTCACCAAGTCGCGCCCGCCGCGCTCTACGCAGTCGCGGCAGAACCGCGTTCTTCGCGTCCCGCGCGTCCCGCCAACACTCCATGACGTGACCCGCCAAGCCTTGGAGTAAGGGTCGCTCGTTCGCTTCATAAGCGGCCTGCTGGTCCCGCTCCGCCTGCTCAGCCCGCTCAGCCCGCTCCAAATCCGCGTTCGACGCTACCCGGATTAAGCCTAATGCACTTGCCATTCGTGGTTCTCCTCACCATCCAGAAGGGTAGGCGCCGCCGCCTTCGACCTCGAAGGTCGCCTGGTAGTTTTTAGATCGCTGTTCGATGTCCGTGTTCTGGTTAGACCCGCTCGCGCTGAGCTGGCCACTACCCGACAACGTCGCCCCAATGTGCATACCAGCCATCGCACCGGCCGCTATGGTGGACGAGATTTGGCCGGTACTACGCAAGGACTCGAGCTGGATCTGAGCCTTACGTATCAACATCTCAGTATCCGCCTCGTATTGCTTCACTTTCGCCTCGAACATCGCGATCGCTGTACGTGTTTCCGCTTCGCGCCCGGCCAGATCTACCCGGTGCTTGGTGCCTTGCGCCTCGGCGGTTGCGGTAAACCGCTGCGTGTCCGCCATGTACGCATCCGCAGAAGCCTTGATCGCGGCTACCTGGGCCGACATCTCCGCTTTGGCGGCTTCCAACCGGCCAAGGTACTCTTGCAGACTCTGCTCGTTTTGGCGGACCACGAGGTCAGCGCGCTTGGCGTGTACGTCTGCCACCGACGCCTGTCCAGACACATACGCCGCATACGCGCGGGCTTCAGCGTCCAAGATCTGCGCCTTACCCAGCTCCCCACGGACCCGTGCCTCATACGCCTCGAAGCGGGTTTTGTCCGCGCTGATCTGCTGGGCGTAGGCGTTAACTTCTTCGCGGAACTGGCTGATCAGGTTCTGGTTCAACTCCGACTCAACCTTAGCCCCCTCCATCTCGGCCCGATAGATCTCAACGCGGGACAGTAGCGCGCGCACTTGCTCGCTGAAAGCACGTACTTTCAACTCGTTCAGCGCACCGCGGGCCTGTGCCCCTTCCAGTGACATCCGCAGGACTTGGAGTTCCCCGTCGAGCTGGGCCTTCCACACCTCGGCGCGGGTGGCGTAAGCCTGTTGCTTCGCGCGGAACAACTCCACGCGCACACCGTAGGCGGTCATCTGGGCTTCGAGCTGGGCCTTAGCCGCATCGAATGCCCGCGCCGCGATGTTGTTCCAGATATTGAAGTACACATTCTCTGCGGCAATCCCTTGCTCACAGGCAAAGCGCACGTTGTCGATGTGTATCTCGGCCATTTTGATGGCGAAGTCCCGGCTCGCGGTCTGCTTTCGCAGCATCGCTTCCTCACGAAGTGCCTGCTTGCGGGCCGCCAGTACGCCCGGGGGCTGCGTAAACCCGCGACTGGCGTACTCCACGTCCAGCTCGGACAGCTGGCGGCGCAGGTCCAGGTCTTCACGTTCCGCGGCGCGCTCCCAAAGGGCCTGCTCCACAGCCGCCGGTATACCGTTGCCGCCACCCCAGATGTTACGCAGTTGGGCAACCACATCCTCGATAACTTCGGGGCGGTACGGTTGCTCGCTCCACTGAAGTACGTCAACTACCGCCCCGCCATCGAAATCCTTAAGCTCCCCATCAAACGCAGGTAGCGAAGTGAAGTCGAACTCGGGGATGGTTATCTGCTCCAATACGGGGAGCAAGGGAAAGTCGAGGGCGGGCGCGTCCGGGATGTCTACCGGAGACAGCGTCGGCGCGACGGGCGTCGTGAATGTCCGTAGTTCCGGGGCGTCAGGAATCACCAGCTGCTGGATACTAGGGTTGTAGTCCCGCAAATTCAGGCCAGGCAGCGGGGGGACCGCTGCATATTGGGGACGCGTGGGTGCCTGGAACTCCACCCTGCCGAAATCGGTCGGCGAGATCTCCGGCAGCTCAAACTCTCCCGGGGTGTATGGGGTTATTGGCGGGAGTTCTGGCGGCGCCACCGACGTGTAGTTGGGGTTAAATTCCCCCAACAACCCCAGCACACTCTGCGCGTGCTGCTGCGCCTGCCGCGCCCAATCTCGGGCGTCCGTTAGTTGGTCTGTTACGAACTCGCGAACCCCATTCACATGCGCGTAGGCTTCCGAGTACGGGTTAGGTCTGTAGCTCATGCGGGCACTCCTTGGGTACGCCACGTCTTACTTATATACCATGATACGGTTCGTGTGCGCGCCCGTCTATCAGGTAGGTGAAAAGTC